TGATAAATTCATTGTGTCTTCTTTCCAGCGAGACATTAAGGTCTCAAATTGTTTGTGTAGCAATATAGATGTCATAGCCTTTTCTATTCTATTAATTCCGAGAATCGTGAAGGGAATAAAGATTCTGGTATGCAAATAGTTCTACTTACTGCTGTATCAAAAGAGAAAGTTATAAGCAAGCCTTTAGTAAAAGGGATGGATCTATCACTATTAACTATAATTATATTATTTAGTTTAGGTACTTGAAAGGTTAATTTTTTAAAGTAATCCCTAACAATATTTTTATTAGGGTAAGCTGATAAGGAGCTCTTCATAGCGTTGATAAAGTCAATAAAATCAGCGTCGCCATCTATAAATTTAACCTTGGCTTTATTGTTGTCCATTTCCTATTATCCTCATGATGTCCTTATTCTATAAATTTTAGCTCTTTAATTAAACTCGTGATTGAGTCTAATACTGACTGCTTTGGTTGTTTTAGACTCTTTTCGTTTTGTTTAATTTTTAGCAGGAGTTCCTTAATTTGTTTTTCTATGGCAGTTCCATTAAGTTTAGATAGTCTATATGTTTGAAGTTCCAATATAGTATTGGCCTGTTCTTCTTTTATCTTTAATTTTTTAGACAAATCCAAAGCCATCTTAACTTTAGATTCATGCTTGGCTTTCAGCACTTTAAAAATAACATCAATCTTATCTACCGCTAACTTTAACAAATATTGATACGCTAAATCTTCCTTTAACTTACTAATACGGTGCTTTAGCATTTCAACTTCCAGTTGAACCCTCCATTTACACCACTCGTTAAGTAAATCTTTTATGTTTGTATCAATAAAGGCTGCATCCTCTACAATGTCTCCTAGGGCATCTTCCTCAAGATACCTCGCGGTAACATTTGTTGCTAAAGTCATGCTGGTATTAAATGCCTTGCCCGCAATAGACTTAGCAATATTTTCTATATGTTTTGTCGCAACAGAAGGCTTTAAAGTAATAACTATTCTAATCCCATTTTTATCAGAGGATTGGTCAATAACAGAAGCAATTTCTGAAACATCAAATAGTTTATTATTCAGTCGTTCTTCATCGTAGTTAGGCCCTACTCCAGTTATTATTATTTGTTTTTTAGTTGGGTCTACTTTATAATTATGTTGGACAATAAACCGGCCCCTGCCCGTTTTAACATAATTTTTAAAATCAGATTTAGGGGTTACATTAATCCCTCCCCATTTATAGTTTATCTTTAACTTTTTAAGTAAATGTTTTGTTTTTATTTCCTTACCTTCTAAATACATCTGTACCAGTTCGATAAGCCCTTTTATATTAAAGGGCGGAAATCCACAAGTTGTACCTACAGCAATACCTTGCATACCTGCCATAAGAATATAAGGTACTTTACAAGGAAGATAGAGCGGCTCTTTTTTGGTTCCATCGTAATTAGATACCATTGGTGTTACTGCCAAGTATTCGGGATCTAAGAATAGGGTTTGTGCAAACTTTGATAGTCGAGCTTCTACGTATCGTTGTGCAGCAGCATCCTCACCAGCAAACCATCCCCAACTCCCAGAACCATCTACTAATGAATAAGGAGCTAGTACCATTGTTTGCATAGCGGAGTGTAAAGAACTATCTCCATGAGGAGAATAATTACCCATAGTAACCCCATGCCACTTAGCTGCTTTTACATAAGGTTTGTTATAGTTAAATCCTTCTACATAACCTGCCCATAGAATCTTTCTATGCACGGGCTTAAGTCCATCCCTATAGTCAGGTAATGCCCTATTCTTAATCACTTCACCGGCATATTTTTTAAAATAGGAAGAGCTAACCCCTAGGATATCAACGTCAACGGTAGTTCCAGGTTTAGTATTCAAGGTAGAATTAAATTTTTTGGCTACTTTATGTATCTCGCTTTCATTTTTCTTTTCGGCACGCTTCCAAGATAACTTTGATAGTTCTACAAGTTTTGTCATGTTAAATACCCATCAGTTCCTTGCGCATTGTAATATCCTCTCCTACTAGTGAGATAAACTTTTTGCCATTTCCTTTTTCTATTATTTTAACTCGCATCAACCTTCTGGTTTTTTCGTCCATGGCTACCTCTCTAATTAACGAAGCCTCTGCTTCACCCCAGCCTTTCATTCTAGTAATAGGAGCGTTTGGAGAAATCATCTTTTTTAGATCTCTAAGCGTAGCAGCATAAACATTTTTTGACCCTATTTGAGATTTAAACAATGGGGCATCTACCAAATATACCATTCCTTTTTCAAACAGAGAGGGCATCAATCTATGAATTAAAGCTATTAACAATACATTAATATGTAGCCCATCTTCGTCTGCATCTGCCAAGAAAATCAACCTACCAATTCTTAGGTGCTCAACAGGATTTTTATTAGCAGGGTTATAGCCAATTGCTTTTAGAATGTCTATTACTGTTTGACTTTCTACTACATCCGAAACTTTCTTTACCTTATAAGCGTTTTGAATTTTACCTCTAATCGGAAGAATTTCCTGAAAGTTAGGGTCTCGTGCTTGCTTTGGTGTTCCTTTAGCTGAGTCCCCTTCTACAATAAACAATTCTCGTTTCGAGGGGTCTTTGGTGGTAGATCCGGCAAGTTTAGCTGGTAGTAAGGACCTACCTCCTTTATTAGTTTTTAATGCAGCGGCTAACTTTTTATTGGAGGCCCATTGCTGCTGGGCCTCCCTGATTGCAGCGGCTCTATCCACAATTCTTTTAGCCAAAGCTTTATTAGACGCAAAGTACTTTTTTATTTCCCCGGATAAATTGGCAATTACTATGTCTGCCGCTTCTGTAGAGGCCAGCTTCTCCTTAGTCTGTGAAGTAAACTTAGGGCTAGGTATCTTAACATTTAATAATCCTACTAACCCTACTTTTAGGTCGTCTATTCTATACTCACGCTTACCTTTATACGGGGCCAAGGCCTCCTGTAAAACTTTGTAAAAGGCTTGTTCATGTGTACCACCATCCACGGTTTTTATGCCACAGGCAAAGCTACTAAACATATTCTCATCACTACTACAAAACTGCATCCCACAGCTAATATTTTTAGAGGAGAACACAAATGGTTGACCGTCCAGTTCATAGTCGGACGCCTCTTTTTTAATAAAGGCTTTCACACCTTCCTTGTTATAATATACTTTTTGGTGTTTCGGTGTGTAAAGAACAAAGTAAGATCCCTCGTTAAGGTACGATTGAAGTTCAAACCACTCGGGCATTTTAGATAAATCTAGTTTAGATTTTTTATCAAAAACCGAGAGATCAAACTTAAACCTAATTATGGTTCCCTCACTAAATTTTGCCTTGCCCGCAAATTTGCGCACTTTGCTTGGTAATTCAATATTCGGTTTGCCAATCTTTTTCACACTACTGGTAGGCTTGCCTTTCTTAAAGGTTTGAGACCACCATTTACTATTAAAATAAGTGTTTACCTCAAAAAGTTCCGACGTAGCATTAGTAGCAGTGGCCCCAATTCCGTGAGTGCCCCCCGACACGCTATAAGCTTTTCCACCACCTAACTTACCCCCTGCGTGTAACTTGGTAAACACTGCCGTTAGTGTGTTAATTTTATACTTAGGGTGAACACCCGTTGGAATACCTTTACCTCCATCCCATACAGTTATAACCCCTTGATCATCTATATACATACCAACTATATTATTTCTACCTGCTAGAATTTCGTCTACCGCATTATCTACTATTTCTTTTGTAGCATGATACATAGCATCACTACCAGAGCTACCTAAGTACATAGAAAGCTTTTTCCTTACGGCCTCTGTACCTTCTAAGATTTCAATATCGCTTACGTCATATCCCTTAGCCATAATTAGCTCCCTTTATCCTACAATGGTTTTTTTAGATCTTTTATTAGCATATCCACACATGCTTTTAAATTATTATTTTGCTCTACTATAGTTCTGGCCATTACCCTATTGAAAGAAATTTTACGATACGTCGTAAACACATCGTAAGCTACGAATAGTGCAAATTGCGCTACCAACCCTGATAGCAAAATTCCTAGTGGTAGTCTAATATTACATATCATTAGAAATATCCTATATATACTCCTGACTGATAATCTTATTTTCCTTTCAAAAGTTCTGGAATGGTGAAGGATTATTCTCCACCTTAAACTATATACTTCCGACAGCCCGTGTATATCCAGCAACCTAGTCATTTCAATTTTTCCTAGTAGATCTATTCTTTTTAGAACGGTCTCTATTATCAATTTCCTTGAGTGGTTTCTTAACCGCTTCAAATACTGTATAATCCTGTCTGTAGTGAATAATTACTTCCCCCTCATCTACAGAGATAAAATTATCGTACTCTTTTGGGATGAGAGTACCACTGGCTTCTACTTTTTGTGTACCGGGAGTTAATACTCCAATATAGCTATATTCAGAGTCTACTCCCCCACCAAAATATGCTATGTTGTTCCAAGTAACAAACCTGCTAATTCTTGTTCGTGATCCAAATCGTCTATAGGAGAAAAGGATGCCTACTTTCGTTACTTCCTCTATCTCTAATTCCGTTCTATCCTCTGAACTATACTCCTCTACATAAAATCCCGAGGGTATGTTTAGTGTCACATCAAATATAGTATCCTCATACTTCTTCAAAGTATCCATCTTTAGATGTCCTTACCTCCAAATTAAAAAGGGCGGTATAGACCGCCCCTTTTCACCGTACCACTGATTAGCGGCGACCGCGACCCTTGGCGGGACGGCCACGCTTAGCCTTTACAGGAGGCTTCTTTCCCTTAGCAGCGGGACGACCGGGTTTTGCCTTGGCGGGACGGCCACGCTTAGCCTTTACAGGAGGCTTCTTTCCCTTAGCAGCGGGACGGCCACGCTTAGCGGGCTTATCATCCTCATCGTCCTCATCATCCTCATCTTCATCTTCATCGTCGTCAGACTCATCTTCATCCTCATCTTCATCTTCATCATCCTCTTCTTCATCATCATCTTCATCTTCATCATCCTCTTCTTCATCATCATCTTCATCATCGGACTCATCATCTTCATCGTCGTCAGACTCATCTTCATCTTCATCCTCTTCTTCATCATCCTCTTCTTCATCTTCATCAGACTCATCATCTTCATCCTCGTCATCGTCCGACTTCTTACCCTTGGCCTTCTTACCTTCTTCGGCAGAAGGTACTTCATCTAGTAGCCCATCAATGGCGGAAAGCACTGCAAGTAGTGCTTGCTGTTGTGCCAGCGTTAGGCCCTCGGCGTTTTCTTTGAGGCTTTCCAATACTTCTTCAATCTTCTTTACTAGCTTACTCATTGTATTTTGTCCTTTTGGTTTGATTTTGGTGATTAGGTTAGCTTAACGATTTGTTATTATGATCGCACTAATGTATCCTCCCATTTTTATGTCATTTAACTTTACCATTTTTACTTGGTAAGGTTAAAACTTTATAAATACTGCCCGCAATCAGTTTACTATATTTTTATATGGCAGTAAAGTTTTATTTTACAACTCTTACAAATATAGTTTATTTGGCGGTTTTCAGCCACTTTTTATTGTATACTATAAATCAGAGTCCTCTAAATCCCCAGACTCATCATTATTTCGTGCAAATGCAAATAGCTGGGTAGCTAAACCCGACTTTAGCTGTTTAAAGCACGTTGCGCGTATATCACTCTTAAATTTTTCCTTGGTTTTTACCTCTAGTAGACCAGTCTCTGCAAGGATAGTGCGTTTAAATAATTCCCAAGAATATAGCTCTTTCCTATTTATTTTTGGATCATCATCTACCGAAGACTTAAAAACAATATTAAATCCCTTCTTTCTAGAACCTACCAACTGGCCTGTCATAACCAAATATGCGTAAGTATCAAATACTGGATCAATACCAAATCCTTTCCCTTTACCATTATCTACCCATATCCTCATCCATCCTTCTAAATTGGAAGTACCACCCTTATTTTTAATATTTTTTATATGTTTATAATGATAGGTATCCTCACCTTTTATAATGCTTTTCTCATTCTCTGACCATGCTCCATCACCCACTTTTACGCCACTAACTGCACGCTTATTAACCCTACAACGATTGGTTGAATAAAATTTTAGGGCATTGCCGCAGGGCTCGTACTCAGGATTGCCAAATCTTTCCCCAGGGTTCAATCTAACCTGATTGATACCCCAAATAGTAGCAGCTTTGGCTTTTAAAAGCCCATTAACCCTTTTCACCCATTTGGAATATGCCAAAGCGTCAACTGCCATACCATTCCCTTCGGATTCCTCTTCCATGATAGCACGAGTTACCAATGATGGATAGGAATCAATCATAATTATAGCTTGCAGTTTATCATCAGGCGCTTCACAATAATACATACCAGTCTTAGTATATAATTTAGGATCGTAGTTCAGCCCCATAGATTTCATTGCAGCTATGCCTACTTTGGTACGTTCAAATACTAAATACCAATTTTTACGTTCCTGACGATATACCTTATCTGGTAGCGCGTTAAGGGTGCGCTGTATTGTTTTATACACAGTTTCCAATACGTTTTCGGTATAGTATCTTATCTTTGGCTTTATTATCCAGTTACCGTTATTATCTCTTTCGCCTAATAGCCCAGCTAGGGACTTAACCCCAAATAACCTAGCGGTATAATCAGGATCAAGGGTACCCTCTGCATTAAAGTACATTATAACAGGTATTTTTGCTTTTACCGCAGAATTTAAAACACTAATACCTACAGTAGACTTTGCACTTTGTTCCGGCCCTGAGGTAGTATACATACCAGCACCAACCCCGCCCCCATTTATCAGATCATATACTAATATGCCTGTAGAGATTTTCAACTGGTCGCCTGTAGTGTTTACTAATTGTAAACTTTTTTCGGTGGCATCAACTGCATCAGACATAAACTGTGCTAATGGTGAAAGTGTATTTTTACTTGATTTTGATTTAGACTTTTTAGTCATAGTATGCTCCTTATTAAAAGAAGGCCCTAATAGGGCCTTCTTTGTTTAAACGGTCTTAGAAATCGTCGTCCTCATCGTCCTCATAATCATCGTCCTTAGCGATCTTCTTTTTCTTTTTCTTCTTTGGTGGGAGATCGTCCTCATAATCATCGTCCTCATCCTCATCTTCATCATCGTCAAATTCATCATCGTCCTCTACAATCTTCTTTTTCTTTTTCTTAGGGGGTTTTTCTTCGTCTAAATCATCAAAATCGTCATCTTCATCGTCTGTAATCTTCTTCTTTTTCTTCTTTGGTGATTCCTCTACGTCTAATTCCTCATCAAATTCATCATCATCCTCAACAACCTTCTTTTTCTTTTTCTTTGGGAGATCGTCCTCATCCTCATCGCCGTCAGAGGCAAATAGAGGTTCCCCATCATCATCTACAGCCATTTTAGCCAGTCTTGTGGCGTTTTGTGTAGCTTCCTCAAGAGTCTCATTAGGTTTAATCCCAGACAGAGAATAATATAGGTACTCTAGTTCATCCTCGGTTATAGGAGTACGTTCTGCCTTTTGTACGTTATACATTGCACCGCCCTTCTGATCGGGGTCAAATAATACGTTTACGTCAATTCCATACTTTGGGTGGTCAATATCGTAGTTTTTAACTTCGCCAGTCTTTTTTGACTTGACTCTATTTAAGTCTTTTAAAGCTTGAAGCTGCTGCATCAATGATGCGGGTAGACGTACTACCCTAACAGGTGTCCAGCTACGGCTATCCTTTTCTTTGGGAAAGAACGAGAAGCCGTCCTCTGTGATTTTCTTAGATTCCTTCTTAGTATGCGGAGCCTTCTTACGGGGTTCGTCCTCTTGCAATTCCCTAATAATGGCATTAGCAAAATAATACCTGCGGAAAGTAAAACCTTTTTCTGTATAGGGGCATTTTTTATCTGTGAAGGAATCAGTATTGGGATCATAATTTTGTGCCAATACCATTGCGGCCCCTATGTTACCATCCTTCTTTTTTAGCTTTATAAAGTTGTAGGCTGCCCCTTTTACCGGGCCTACAAAACGTAGTTGTACGAACTGTTTTTTATGTTCTTGGAAATCAAATAGGTCAATTCCGTCATCAAGGCGAGTACGATCACCACCAACGCGGGGCTTAAACTTATTAAACATAATTTCACTCCTTTTATTTACTATATTTTACCAATTTCAATTTCATTGGCTTTTATAAAGTCTTCCTTGGAAATATTAATAGGTATGTTATAATATAACATGGCCAATTCTATTCCCGGTATTAGCATCAATCTTTTAATTATAAAGGACTCACTAAGTTTATCTATTATATGATCCTCTAGTACGTGTTCGTTTTCTTTATCCTCACTAATACTAGTTATTGGGTAGCCTAAGTTATTCAGCTTACCATTCTCTGATACTATTCTTTTCCTTTCAATAGGTGTTATCGTATAGGCTTGCCCTATTTCATGACTAAACTCTGGACTGGTTCTAGCGTTTATTAACCATAGGTCTATATAGCTTGCCAGGGCACCATTATGGTGTGAGTATCTATCAATGGTATTACTAATAGCACTAACATAGTTTTTAAACAAGTCACTCATATCTACGGGTACTTCCGTACCCCCACTATCCTTCCAGGCCCTCTTTGCAGCATACAATAAATATTTACCTATTATAAGCTGTTTAAACTTATTTGCATATTTGATATTATCCCTTACTATTCTGTAACTAGGTACCAAGTACAAGGCCGAAGTACCTAATGTGCTAGCTAAATAATCTAGTTCAGACTGAGCTATAGCATCACCTAATAGCACCCTGTTGTTTAATACCTCTACCCCGTCTGTCAGCCTCAAAAATTGATCTGCTATATAGAATTGAAAAGTACGTTCTAACTCTGTTCCTTCATATAAGGTGAATCTTTCCTCAGGTGCTAGAAAAAACAATGCGAACAGATTTCTTAATGTGGTTGGCCTATCATATAGTAGAGAAAATTTCCTACGGGAATTTATTATCATATAAAGATATAGCTGTGCTAATTCGTCCAAGAACCACTGAGTATATAGTATTGTAGGTTGTATAGCATTGAATAAAAAGGTGTCTAGAACATGGCTAATCTGATTTCCTGCCAGGTTATCGTGTAACTGGTTAGCCGATGCTAATAAATGACTTATACTGCCTATGTCTATATATGAATTGCTCATACTATTCTTTATCTTCCGGCAAGTCTTTCAATGTAGTTCTCATAGCCTTTTTCACTTCTATAGGTAGTTTCACAGAAGTCGCAGGGGCCATATAATAAGCAAAAGCCTCAGCAAAAAACTCGTACACACTAGTAGACGCATAATCTGTTATTACTGGCTTAGCGTCCCCCCATGCTAGTGTACCCATATATTTTTTCCATCTATCGGCCTTAAAGTTGCCTGTGTCTAGTAAGTCATTTATGTTGTCGGTTGTTAAACTACTTACTTCTAGTAAGTGGGATATGAAAAACTTAGCGTAATTATTTTCGTCGTTTTCCTCTGACAAAAAGTCTTTAATTGAAGAATATTTTTCTAGCTTTTTAAGATAACGGTGTATATTATTCTTCTTTACCTTATTATGATCTACGTATTTAGTATACAGCTGTATCCATTCTGCCATTTTATCAATACTTAAATGCCTATACCATATGTGGTGCCCAAATTCATGAGCAATTAGGTACATACCAGTGTCCATAAGGTTATCAGGGTGTAGTAACATATTGTCATACTCATCAGCAGTGTAGTGGTACATACCATCCCATCTACCACCTGCGGGTAGAATCTCTATGTTTATAAGACCTATCTGAGAATCAATTCCTTCTTTGCTAGCAATACCAGCCCATCGCTTTAACAGACTATTAATATGCTCTTTTTCTTTATCTGTAGCTTTTCTCTTCCATGTAATGCCTCTATAAGGATTAAGGCTCTTTTGTGAATAAGTAGGTGCCACCTTTATACCATAAACATTTCCGTACTCTGGATTCTTACCTAAATTTGCAAGTACTTCACTATCCTCAAATGATAGTGAATCAGGATTTTTTATAGTATTTTCATTTTCTATAATGCCTACGTTCTTTTTATTATTACTAACCCTTATTAGTTTTTTTGAGTACTTACCGTCAACATCCTGACCGATTATTAGATAATCACCTATCTTGAAGCCCATGATATACCTTTATTTATTGGTTTAAATAACTTTACCAAGTTATAAGCCTCTTCTTTTTATCAATACCAGGGCCCTAAAAATGTGTTTACAACCACCAGGTATCATGAAGGGGTTTTTCTCAACGGGACGGTCACCATTACTTCTAAATATTCGTGCTAGCCCCGCCTTCTCCAATGCAACTTCCCACGTAAATTTAAAATCATCGCATGAACAATCCACAATTATATTTTTTGACCTAGATACTCTATCACCATCATATTCAATAGTAACAATATGATTATGTGTAGCTCTGTTTTTAGCGTGAGAGCTAACGCTTATTATTAATTTTCTTATATTTCTGATTCTATCAAACTTCTTCTTTATAGTGCCTATCCTAACTTCGGATTGGGCTTTTTTACGCCTATCAAATGGGGTTTTCCTAATGATTCTATCAAGCGGGCTTAGCATCTTTGATCCTTCTCTTTAGTTTGGATTTCTTAATTCTATTAGAGGCCACCTTATTATACATAGAACCTCCTTTCTTCTTAGAAGCGTCTTTTGATTTTTTACCACTCAGGTGTTTGTTTCCCTCATGATCCTCGTAGGAAGTAATAATTTTATTTGCTACCTTTAATAGATTTGAACGTCTTTCCTGCGAGTCGTCCATATCCAAGGATCTATCATTACCTTCAAGGTCAAAATACTTAACATCCTCCCCGTCTGTTTTATAGTGGGCACCTATTTGTTCTATACCTAGTTCTTCTGAAACATCGTCTATCAGTTCTCTTGAACCTATAAACTCTTTTTTCTTTAGAATGCTAAAGCTTGAGTTTTCTCCAGAATGATCTTTTGCTATTTTATATCGTTGTTCGTCAGACGCCTTATCCTTTAGCCTGGATATAAAATCCATAATACCTTTTACAGATTTCTTTGCGTTGTGATTACCTAATTGACCTTCAATTTGAACAGAACCCCCATTAAAACTCATAGGTACGGGAGCACTAGAAATCATCAACTCTGAGAATTGTGTGTCTGTTAGTGTATGTGCATAGTAATTCATCATACTAGCATAACGATTTATTTCGTACATATTATGTATCATTAACAAATAGGTTGTCACTGCCCCTGGCAATATAGAAAATATATCCATGTATTTAATAGTCTGACAAACGGGGCATGAACAAGGAAGGTGCTTAAATGGGTTTGGCCTACTACAGCTAGGATTTTCCATTCCTATAATCATACGTTCTGGAGGCCTATTAGGCATACGCTGATGGTGATACATGCGCGTTCTTGCACTTTGTATGTGAGTTGAACTATCAAAAGATAGTGCATTAGGAATAAGCCCATCAGCAGAGGCCTTTATAAGAAATGGCATAATACCCAAGTTATATACCCCTAACATATGGTATAGTTTATAGGGCCGGTCAATACCCCAAATAATACCTAGTACTCTAGCCAAAGTGGATAATATATCTCCGTGATATACGTCTGCTACACATAGCAAATCAATATCGGGATGTTCTACTTTCTTATGGAAGTCTACCTGCTGGTCTATTGTTGACCCGTGTATTACATTTAGTAATTGTACATGCGGAGCTTTAACTTCAAGCATACGCCGTAGATTATCTTTTTGTATAAGAGCCGTTCTATCCAAAAGTTCCTTGTTATCAACTAGGATAGGCAGGTCAAGGGCTACACCATAATCAGTATTTGTATTATACCATTCTGTTAGTTTAACGGGATCAATATAGTCTATTCGCCCACTCATCAGTTGGAACCCACCAGAGTCGGCCATATATCTAACTCCGTTTGGTCTAAATCCCTCTTTACGGTGATGTAGACAAAGATCCTTTCTTTGTAAATGCTGAGGATAATTCGTCATCACGTTTTCTATACCCATGTCCCTCATACATTCATGAAAGGGGCTTAGTATAATTGCCTCATCATAATTTTCGTCTAATGGTCTGTAGGATCCAACGGTATGCGCTCCGTTAACAAATACTAGTTCCCTATCAGGGGTGTCAATCCATACATAGGAATTACTATTAGTCCTTATGGTAATCCTAGGATTATCCATCATAGCATGGTACCTAACGTATATAGTTATGCCTCCATGTGTAGGCGCGTAGGCTGCTGATGGTATCCAAGTAGACTTGGTGTGACCCTTATCTAAGTCATAGATGTGACCATTATTTCTCATTATGTACCTATCTTATTATTAGTATCTATAAAGCTTTTCCAACTCTGACGACCTATTAAGAAATTCATTCCTAACACTCATATCATCCCTAAATATACCTAATAGTGAGCTAGTAGTTGTGTAGCAATTAGGCTCTTGTACACCCCTATGAGACATACAATGGTGTTTAGCATTAATAATAACCCCGATTCCTATAGGGTTAAGTATTTCAAATAACTTTGAAGATAGTTGTTGTGTTAGTTCCTCTTGTATTTGCCCTCTTCTAGAGTAATGTTTTATTATCCTGCTAAATTTAGATAATCCTATCAGATTAGAATCCTTACCATACAAAACACCAACGATAGCATAACCTGTTATTTCTCTATGGTGATGGCTGCACATAGATTTTATATCTATGGGGCCTTGTACAAGCATCTGGTCGTACTTTTTATCGTTTGGGAATTTTGTTAGCTTATCAAAATCAAATTTGGTATACCTACCAGACCACATATCCCTTAAATATGACTTCGCAACACGATAGGGTGTATCGTTACTGTTCGGGTCATTTCTCCAATCTACTCCTAAAGCCTCTAGAAATTTTGAGTAATAGTAAGTTGCCTGCCTCTCCATCTCGTCTAGCTGGTCAGCTGTTACATCAACATCCTCATTTGCCGCAGTATTTTTCTTACGTATTAGAGGTAATTTGTGTCCTAAAATAGGTCCACAAAATCTCTTTTCTATAGAATCAACTATTTTTACAGAGTGCGAATCCTCTATGGGAAGTTTATCATGGTCAAAACTGTCCTCATGTGTACTACAATCTTTGCACATTTGCGGTCTCCTTACTTTATTACCACTTTTATTAATTTATCAACTTCTTTATATATTTTACCACAAAAACATTTTTTATCCTTAGCAAAAGGGCACATTACCTCTTTACCGTCCTCAGACCATGCGCCTATATAGGGGTCATGCTGGCCATTATTGTAGTAGTCCTCTATAGAAGAGCAAGGCTTATACCCTATCATATTTTTTATATGGCCACCCTTTATAGCACTCTCTAGGGCCCTTCTTCCCCTTAAAGCTAATAGCAGCTGCTTTTTTCTTATTGCTGCCATAGATTTTGTCCATTCATAAGCACATATCTTGTGCTGTAATACCTTACCAGAACCTATTTTATAAAAATAGGGTCCATCTCTTCCAATATAAATAATGCCATATCCTAGTACTTTTCTATCAGACCCTATCTTTTTTAAATGTTTTTGCATCATCCATGAGTAGGTTTGAGCCTGATGGTGGTGTTTAGCGTCTGGTAAATATAGACCTGTCTCCACCTTTTTGGAACCCTTAGACTTAAATTCAAATAGTATATATCCTTTTAGGCTTGGTATATATACAATATAGTCACAATGCCCGGTTAATCCTTTCCAGTTAAATTGCGCTTCTACATATGAAAAGGATCTACTACCACATTTGCATACTTTAGGGCAAGGCTCTAACTCACCGATTATTTTTTTACACTTAGTGCATTCCCAACTACCTATTGGTATCCACTTTGTATCACCTTTGCTGTCCAAAGAGCTAAGGGCTTCTTGTATCAATTCATGGATTGCAGTGCCTACCCTAAAGTAGAATGAACTTGGATAATCATCAAAAGGGCGTGCCTCCTTTTCCTTTGCTCTATTATATAGGTCCATGATGGGGCAATATGGCAGTGATGATACTCTGAAAGAGTTGTGTAGGTCTTCCCTAGGTAATTTTACGGTATCTAAACCCTTCATAATAGAACTAAACACCTTTAGTAAGGTGGCGTTCTCATAATGATTGGTAATGATTGATTTTTGTTTTTTCATAATATTTCTTCAAGAATGTGTTTTTGAACTGCCTTCCTCAGACCTTCTGCTCCTTCTACAGAGTGAAAATCTGTACCTTCGCCATTAGTGTAGTTTGAAGGCTTTGTATATACCCATTCCCTACTATCACCATCAAAGCTGAATTTTAGTCCATCCTTTATTCTGTGCAATCTAAATAGATATTTTTGCGCGTCATATAATTTACAATTAGGATCACATAGCCAATCTACTTCTACTTTAAATCCACTATCACTTATTATAAAGTATATGGTATCAGGATTCTTGCTGATAGAACTAGAATCATCCCTGCTTGTTATACTCTCAATAACTTTTAGTGCCCTTCTAACGAATAGTTCAGCAAATATATGCTTTCCAAATATAAGCTTAGCAAACTTCTCTGAGATAGCTATCAAGGAATCTCTGCTTGTGAGACCGAAAAACTTGCCGTCAATTACACCTTTGCCTTCTTCTGTTTCAAAGTAATAGTCGTATTCTTGATCGTTCAAGTCAAATAAAGCAGCCAATGACCTCTTCATCGGCCCACTAAATTTTTCCAACACAACTGCACAACCTTCTTTTAACAACAGGTTTTGTAAAATTTTAGCTACCGAATCCTTACCACTACTTTTAGGGCCGTTTAATAAAATTATTTTGATCTTTGGCTTTTCAGACATTAATATGCTCCTCTTTTTGAGGCTGATCTAAAGAATTAAACAACTTCCTAATTTGTTCTTCCCTACTTGTAATATCATTTTTAAACCTAAATTCGGATTCGGGATAATAGTGCCTTGTTATAGCATCTAAGTTTATTAGATGTTCTACTTGGCTTAGCGTTACAAAATCACCCTTAAACATATATTTTTCGTTGTAATCAGCATCTACAATTTTGTAATACATTTTCATCCTACTTATCCTCTACTTCCTCAGCAATAGAATTCTCTTCCTCATTTGTTAGGTCAGACGGTTCATCTTCAAAGATGCTTCTGGTATCGTCAACTTGTACTTCTTCTAATTGGTTTTCATCAGGAGCAGCCGTGCCGTAATCATTAGCTGTCTCCTTCTCCAAGGTTTTTTCAGTAGGTGTACTAACTATTCCTACGTTAGCATCGCCTGTGATAATAATTTTTTTATCCATAATTTTTTCCTTTCTACATTTAAGTTACTTTACTAAGTTTAGTATAAGACTGTAGAGCTACGATTGCCCGATTTTTATTTAATCAAAAAGTGTATACAATCGGGTCGCGGAACCGAGCTCTAGCTCCGCTACGCTCTGCCATATTAAGATTATATATTCTATTGGGGAAGGATTTCCTTTTTATGACGCCAATGGCGTCATAAAAAGGTCGGCGGAGCCGACACTTTAATGTACGATAGCCTGTCTTATAAACCTGTATCTGATTTCCTATTTGACTCACTCCGCCTCTGGCTTCGTGAGTCTAGACTTCTACCTTTGTTTTTTAACTGTTCTTCTAATTTGTTTCTAAATTAGTATATCAAGTTTAAAATGTCGGCTTCGCCGACTGTTTTATTTGGTTACTCATAACACTCAAAATGACTTCCGCTCTGCTCCAGTCATTTTTTCGGTTATTCGCTAACCAAATAAAACTTTTAATTCCAATCACCGTTTCTGGTTTGCTTTAATGTGTTCTTCAAATAACGGCAAAACCATATCGTTCTAGTCTAACTTTTCAAAACCTCAAATAGCTAAAAGTTTTTCATCCTGACTTCGTAGCCAAACTAAATTAACCAAAATTAAATTTTTCTGGCCACTTTTTGGTAGTTTTTTAATCTAATGAAAATAAGCGTTTACTTACCACGATTTTTTGGCGGTTTTCCGCCACATTAACGGGATTAAATAGTGGAATTATATTTAACCCAACTTTTGCTTTCCCTTATATTCCAGGAGTTTACGTTAAAAAGTTAAAGTTGCTAAACCATTGATTTTGGCTATACATTTATTTTCATTGGCCGAAAAAACATCAAAAAACATCAGAAATGGACTTTCCTGTGCAGATTCAACAACTTAAATGGACTTTTGGCCATTTTCAAACCTTACAGGCACCTTACAACCCGTGTATACAATTCAAGAGTCGGTTTAAAATCCGTGGTCTAGGAATCTGGTAAAGTGCTATTTAACAGAAAGGTCAAAATATGGAAAATAATATTAAATCCAATACGTGGAGTGTAACTTACAGAGTACAAACCTTAGAGGATATAGTAGGCGCAGATAAGGCTGTAGCTACTTTAAGGGGTTACATTAAGAGTGGAAATATACCAAGCGCCATACTGTTAAGTGGGCCGAGTGGTTGTGGAAAAACTTCTATCGCAAGAATTTTTGCGCAAATGATACAGCAAGAAACCGATAGTATTGACTTATCAGTAAAGCCCGCAGACATTTACGAAAAGAATATGAGTGATGAGAGGGGAATTGACGACGCTCGTAGTCTTATAGAAAAAATAAAAATGAAACCTATGAGTGGTAAGTATAAAGTATTTATATTAGACGAGGTACATGCCCTATTAAAGCAAACCGCTTCTGCTATGCTAAAGCCTCTAGAGGACGCTCCCGACCACGTATTTTGGATACTATGCACAGACCAGCCGGGATCCTTGTTAACAACAATCAGAAATCGCTGTCAGCAAATACAATTAGACCCCCCCGGCGCTGAAGATATTTACAAATTACTTCGCAGGGTGGTTAAGCTGGAAAAAGTGAGACTTAATAAAGACCCAGAAGAGAATAAAGAGATTCTAAAAAAACTATGTAAAATGGTTGCAGACAATAGCATAGGGCAACCCAGAGAGGCCATTCAAACCTTGCAGCAAAGCGTCAGCGCCATAATTGGTTCTGGTGAAAAGGTATCTGTAGACGGCTTAAAAGACCTTGTGTTAAAAACTAACTCAAGACTATTCTCAGATAACCCTATAATGCTACCAACAGATTTATCAATAGCGTTGTATAATGGAGACGTTGAGGGGCTCATAAAGAGAGCCGCAGGGGCAGAAACACTCAACGATGTTTTGAGAATGATGATTCTAAACGCACACTTGTACTTGTGTGATACTAATGGAGGGAAGATCCAATATAATTGGTTCTATGGCAAATTTAAGTCTGGTGTGAAATCTCCTAGCATGGTGAAGGCTATCATGATCTCCCTAGGATTAAACGACATACAGGTAAAACTCATGACGCTATACCAATCCAATCCCAACCCATTAATACTTGCAGAGTTGGCAAAGCTGGCCTACAGAGTTAGGGAGCTGAAAAAGTAGCACAACAAATTTCGTAAATAACGCTTATGATTGAACTGAAAAGTATAAGCCTGCAAAATATAGTGACTTATAAGAAAGCTAAGCTTATTCTAAGTCAGTCTGGAATAACTATTATTAGAGGTAATAACTTAGATACCTCTAGTAAGAACAGTGCTAACAGAGTTGGAAAAAGTCTACTATTCACTGCGTTATCAAGCCTATTATATGACACAACCCCACTTGACTCTCGAAGTAATGCAAAAGCTATCCACACTAAGGATAGCTTTATTAGTCTGGAGCTACTTAATAAACACTCCTTTGAAATTACTCAAAAGTTTAAGGGACCATCAGTAGGGTATGACATTATCAGAAACGGCGTTAACCTAGATTATCGTACTAAGTCGGACGCCGCATCCTACATCAAAAAAATATTCCCCGTTATTGAACCACAATTTTTTTCCACGGTATACGTATCTGCATTTAGGGAGCACCCGTTACTCAGAGGCTATGCTCCCGTGCGCCGACAGTTCTTTGAAGAAATATTCCAGTTAGGAATATGTGATAGTATCAGATCACACTTCAATGATAAGTATAATGCAATAAAGGATAAGGTGGTCCTACTAGACGATCTTAATAAACAAGCATCTCAGTTTACCATAGAGGAATACAAGCCAAAAAATACTTCTAAATTAGAATCACGCATCTCTACGTTAAAATCACTATTAAAAAAATACGAGGGTCTCTCCCTACAGCAAAGAAGAGCCGACCTTGTAAAACAAAATATTGATACTTCATTAAAGTGTACCCCAGCTATAATAGCGCAATTAAAAGAGAACCTAAGAAAGGCTATAGAAGATGAATCTAGTTATAACCATAAACTGACAAACTACACCAAATATTGTGAGTGGCGGTCCCGTTATAAAAATCTTAAAAACAGATTGGACAAACTAGAATCAATAAAAGAACCTGATGTAAGTATAAACTATGACGTGGAAATAAGTAAACTAGAGGATAGGTTGGACTTAGCCTTAAAGAGAGAAACTTTAGAAAAAGAGCTAGGCTCACGCTGTGTAAAACACTCTCTTAATAAGATATTAGAACTCAAGTCTAAATACAAGTATAAGTGTGACGATACCGTACATAATCTTAAGGCTATAAACAGTATAGATGACGACGCACTGTGTCCTACATGCTTACAGAGGGTAAACAAACAATACAAGGATAGTATTGTTTCTACCCTAAAGTCAAATCATAATACCTATAGTTATAGGTTAAAATCTCTTATAGAGATGGAGGACGTTGCTACCATAATAGAGAAGATAAAGGCTCTACCAAATTATGGGTCATCCAAATCTATAAAGGTCAAACTACAGAACCTAGCTATGCTGAGAGCACGGCATCTAGCCAATAGGGAGGCCTTTATAACTAAGAAAAAACTTACCGCCCTTTTAACTCAGCTAAAAGATGGGAGGCCTAGTAAGGAGATCAAACCAGACTTGCCGAAGGTAAGCTCGGTCAATTTACAAAGCACCATAGAAAAGTTAGAGTCACAAATGGTATATAGAGAACAGTATGCAGAATATAATACTGAGTTTTCACTAAAATTCTTAGAGGAAAAATGCAAAAGGCTGGAGGAAAAGGTATTGAAGCTGAGTAATATACTACAAGATAGTAATACAAAAGCAGCTATACACGCTCAGCAGCTTACCCAGAAATCTAAAATACAAGCCAGAATAGTAGATCTAAAGCATAAAACCAGGAACTTACCTATATACAAAGCCTTAGTAGACGCTTACGGACCTAGAGGTATAAAGGTAGAACAATTGAGTGGCTTGGTAAAAGCCTTTGAGAAAAACCTTAATTTGTATGCCAGCCTGATTTTTGCAGAACCCATCAAGTTTGAGGTATTAGTAGACACTAATAAATTCGATATTATTGCCCATAGAAATAATAGTACCTCTGACGTTAGACTACTTTCCGGGTCTGAAAGCAGATGTTTTATATTACTATGTTTAATATCATTATTACCCTTTATTCCCGAGTCTAAAAGAACAAACATAGTAGTACTAGATGAACTTGAAAGCGGTATGGATGAAGTAAACCTTAACTTATATTTAAACGAGTTTTTACCAAGATTACAATCAGTAGTCCCATCGGTATTTATAATAAGTCCTCTTAGTCCTTCTATGGTTAGTATAAGCGGGGCAAGGGAACTATTAGTAGTTAAAAAGAATAATATTTCTTCAATTCAAATCACAAACTAGAGGTATAAAAATGCGATACAGCATAAGTATTGATTATTCTCGCAATGACCTGCTAACCGATTTTGGAAAGGCCACCTTACAGGATAGGTATTTATTACCGGGAGAGGACTTCCAGGATGCTTTCGCTAGAGTAGCAAGCGCTTATGCTGATGATAATAGTCATGCTCAGCGCTTATATGACTATATGAGTAGACTATGGTTTGTTCCTTCTACCCCTGTGTTAGCTAATGGAGGAGCAACCCGAGCTTTACCAATCTCTTGTTACCTTTCAGAGGTACAAGACGACATGCATAGTATTGTTGAAAAGTGGAATGAAAGTGTATGGATTGCTGCAAATACGGGAGGAACAGGTACTTATTGGGGTAATATCCGTAGTATAGGGGAGCAAATAGGAATTAAAGGCAAGGCTAGTGGAGTAATACCTTTTATAGTCGTTCAAAATAGTTTGTCAGCTGCTATTGATAGAGGAGCACAGCGTAGGGGAGCTGCCGCTGTATATATGCCTGTATGGCACCCCGAGATAGAGGAGTTTATTGAGATTCGTAAACCTACAGGCGGAGATCCAATTAGAAAAGCCCTATTTTTGCACAATGCTGTTGTAATAGATGACGATTTTATGAAAGCGGTTGAAACGGACTCCACATACCAGTTAAGAAGTCCCAGCACAGGTAAGGTGATTAGAGAAGTTAAAGCACGCGATATTTGGATCAGAATACTGACTTGTCGTATTGAAACAGGTGAACCATATATGCTTTTTATTGATAGTGTTAATAAATCAATACCTCAACATCAAAAGGACCTAGGATTAAAGATAAAGATGTCCAATTTATGTTGTGAGATTGTATTGCCAACAGGCATAGACCACTTAGGTAAAGATAGAACAGCGGTATGCTGTTTATCCTCAGTTAATCTGGAATACTTTGAAGAGTGGTCACAAAATCCAACATTTATTGATGATTTAATGAGATACTTAGATAATATCTTACAAGACTTCATTGATAGGGCACCATCAGAGTTTGAGTCTGCTAGGTACAGTGCTATGAGAGAAAGAAGCGTAGGTTTAGGTGCTATGGGCTTTCACAGCTTCCTTCAAATGAAATCAATACCTTTTGAGAGTGTTATGGCAAAGGTGTGGAACAAAAAGATGTTTAAGTATATCAGGGAATGCGCCGATCAGTCTAGTATTAAACTAGGTAAGGAAAGAGGGGCTTGTCCCGATGCTGCTGAGACCTTATCTATGGAAAGATTCTCAAATAAAATCGCTATAGCACCTAACGCTAGCAGCTCCATATATTGTGGTAATGCAAGTCCCGGTATTGAGCCATACCCTTCTAATTCTTATAGTCATAAGACTTTGGGCGGAACATTTAATGTAAGGAACAAGTTTCTAAAAAAGGTATTATACAAATATGGTAAGGATACAGAGGACGTATGGACTGATATTACTGTTAACGGAGGGTCTGTACAACAATTAGATTTTCTTTCTGATGAAGAAAAGGAGGTTTACAAAACCGCCTTCGAGCTAGATCAAAGGTGGATAATAGAACATGCGGCAGATAGAACCCCATTCGTATGCCAATCTCAAAGTATAAATCTATTTTTGCCTGCTGATGTGCATAAGAGAGACTTGCACATGCTACATTATATGGCTTGGAAAAGAGGAGTAAAAAGTTTATATTATTGTAGAAGTAAATCTTTGCAAAGAGCCGAAGTTGTCAGTAAAACTGTGACCTCACAAGAGCCCACAAAATATGCCGAATGCCTTTCTTGTCAATAAATAACTTATTAGGATTAATCAAATGAACCAACCACTTACCCCATCCACTAAGATTGATTGTAATTCAACCATTGATGAATATATAAGTCAAAGTGACTGGAGAGTTAATGCGAATGCTAACATTGGATACTGTAATGCAGGATTAGTGACACACGCAGCAGGTAAAGCTATAGCTAACTATTGGTTAGATAAGGTTTACACTAAAGAAGAAGGGGACGCCCATAGACAGGCTGACTACCATATCCATGATTTGGATTGCTTAACTGGCTATTGCGCAGGATGGTCATTGCGCCAAGTTTTAAACGAAGGTTTTAATATTGGTCATGGTCGGGTCGGTTCAAAGCCACCACGACATTTTAGAGAGGCTCTTGGCCAAATGGCTAACTATTTGGGCGTCCTACAAATGGAATGGGCGGGAGCTCAGGCTTTCAGCTCTTTTGATACCTATCTAGCACCTTATGTATTTAGGGATAAGCTAGACTACGAGCAAATCAAAAAAGCTATAACCCAGTTTATATTCAACGTAAATGTTCCCGCTAGATGGGGCCAAAGCCCATTTACGAACATAACATTAGATATTGATGTGCCTGATGACCTAAAGGAAACTTTCCCTACGGCCAAGGACATACACCTATTTAGAGGTATCCAGGATCAAGACCTTTTAGACTTAGCCAAACTACGTGATCCTAGTATAAATACTTTAGAAGATATGAAGTATAAGCATTTTGAAAGTGAGATGGAACAAATAACATTGGCGTATTATGAGGTAATGACTACTGGAGATGCTAATGGGCAGCCATTTACATTTCCTATCCCTACCGTTAATATAACAGAAGCTTTTGACTGGAACAGTAAAGTGGCTGATGCTATCTTTACAAATAGTGCGAAGATGGGCTGCTCTTATTTCCAAAACTTTGTGGGTTCACAGTATAAGAGGGATGAGCAAGGTAACAGGGTAGAGAATCCAGAAGCTTATAAACCCGGTGCTGTCAGGTCAATGTGCCCCCTACCCGGATATACATTAGTACCCATTCTATTTACTATAGACGGTATTGAACACTTTGATACCAGAAGTATTGAAGATATCCATTCTGATCATGCTAATGGTTTGGAATTTAAGGTTAAATACGGTGATGATTGGTACGAAGCATCTACAAATAAAACTAGGGGTACCACTATAACATTGACACTGGACAGCGTTTCTAGTGTAAGCAGATACCAAGGGGAAGTATCGTCTGAAAAAACTATTGTGATGTTGTCTCCCTCAGAATACGAGCTAGGTAATAATCATTTACAACCAGTACTCAGAACTAATAGTGATGGAAGTGAGAGGGTTATTACAGTCAAGGGAGCAGATATACTAATAGGGGACTCTATACCTTATATGGTAGCTAATAGATATAGGTGGGTTAAGGTAATTAATATTAGGACTAACACAGAGGAAAAAGATTTATATTGCTTTGAGGTAAAAAGTGAAAAGCACCTATTTGAATTAAGTTCGGGTATTGTAACACATAATTGTCGTCTCCAGTTAGACCTTAGAGAACTATTAAAGCGTGGAAACGGTTTGTTCGGATCGGCCGAAATGACTGGAAGTATTGGAGTAGTGACCATTAATATGGCTAGATTAGGTTTCTTAAATAAGGGAGATGAGGAAAAATTGTTTAATAGTTTAGACAAGCTTATGGATCTTGCTAAGAATACTCTAGAAAAGAAAAGACTATTTATACAGGATATGTATAATAGAGGACTGTATCCCTACACAAAAAGGTATCTAAGAGGTTTCATGAACCACTTCTCTACTATTGGTATAAATGGTATGAATGAAATGGTGCGTAATTTTTCCAACGATAAATCAGATTTAACATCAAGAGAGGGTATAGAACTGTCTATAAGGATACTAGAATATATGAGATCAAAACTAAAAGTTTATCAAGAGGAAACAGGGCATCTATATAATTTAGAGGCTACACCCGCAGAAGGCACTACTTACAGATTTGCTAAGGAAGACCATAAGAAGTTTGGTGAGTCCATTATTCAGGCCGGAGTATACCCCAATATATATTATACCAACAGCAGCCAAACTCCGGTAGATTTTTCTGATGATCCATTTGAAGTGCTTGACTTGCAGGATGACCTACAGTGTAAATATACAGGCGGCACTGTACAACATTTGTATATGAGCGAACAAATCAGTAGTGGAGAAGCCTGCAAAAACTTAGTAAAAAATGTCATAGAAAATTACAGACTTCCATACATTACTATAACACCTGTGTTTAGTGTTTGTGATGAACACGGTTATCTAAAGGGAGAGCAGCACGAATGTCCTTACTGTGGTGCAGAAACAAAAGTATGGACTAGAGTGATGGGGTATTTTAGGCCTGTTGCGAACTTTAATATTGGTAAAAAAGGCGAGTTTTACGCACGTAAATGGTTTAAGGAGCCTGAACATAAATCGGAAGTTGTAAACTTTAGAACACGAATCCCTACCGACAAGGACATTGACATTGCTGTATGATATACTCTATAACTCCATTTACCTTATTAGACTACCCTAATAAGGTTGCTTGCATTATATGGATAGCTGGATGTAACCTAAGATGTAAATATTGTTACAACCCGCAGATAGTATATGGTAAAAACCGGATGCCTTGGAAACAAGCATCCGGTTTTCTTAATTCAAGAGTCAACAAACTGCAAGGAGTAGTATTTCTAGGCGGAGAACCTACCACCCACCCCGATTTATTCAGTATGATAAAGGATACTAAGGACAAAGGGTTTTTAGTAAAACTAGATACTAATGGTCTAAGGCCAGATGTTTTGGAGAAACTTATTGGGCACAAATTACTAGATATGGTGGCACTAGACTACAAGTCTACTCCTAATAAATTTAGAGAGATAACAGGAGCGAATAAATACGAAAAGTTTGAGAAATCATTGAAATTATTAATAGATTCTGGTGTAAATCTATCAATAAGAACTACCGTACATCCTGACTTACTAAATATAAATGATGTAAAGTATATTGAACAACATATACAGTCACTAGGTTACAATAAGGATCTAGTGATACAAAAGGCAATAACAAACGTACCAATGTTAGGGTTTGGAAATGATTAATATCATCGGGCCTAATTATGAAGAGGCTTTAATAGTAACGGCAAAAGTAGGTATGTTTACCCTTTCTATAAACATACTATTATACCTATATGTATTATTGTCCATATACGTGACAAAAACTCTACGGTGGGGAACGGCAATAATGTATATTGTGACTATGACAATTATCCTAACTGCACTATTCGTAGTTTTCAGCTGGTCAGACTATACTAGCATATAAATTTATTAAGGAGATATAATATGAGTTTATTAACAGAGCAAGTCGGGTATAAACCTCATCGCTACCCTTGGGCGTATGAAGGGTGGTTACTACAGTCTAGGCTACACTGGCTTCCTGAGGAAGTTCCTATGGCCGATGATGTTAAAGACTGGCAAACTAAGATTACTGATGGAGAAAGAAATCTATTAACTCAAATATTCAGATTTTTTACACAGTCTGATGTAGAGGTTAATGGGGCCTATAACCGACTTTTTATACCCTACTTTAAGCCCGTGGAAATATCCATGATGATGGGTTCTTTCGCCTATATGGAGACCGTTCATATAGCGGCCTACTCCCATCTTATAGATACCCTAGGTATACCTGAGGTTGAGTATAGTGCTTTCATGGAATATAAAGAAATGAAAGATAAGCACGACTTCCTTCAAGGTATATCTGTAGAGGATGAGCGCAGTGTAGCTAGAGCCATTGCTGTTTTCGCAGGATTTACGGAGGGCCTATCTTTATTTGCCAGTTTCGCTATGTTAATGAACTTCCCAAGGTTTAATAAGATGAAGGGGATGGGACAAATTGTGACGTGGAGTGTTAGGGACGAAACACTGCACGTACAGTGCATGACAAAACTATTTAACACTTTCATATCCGAGAACCCCCATATTTGGAATGATAGTCTAAAATTAGAAATCTACACTGCCTGTGAGAAGATGGTGGGAATGGAGGATAAGTTCATTGACCTAGCCTTTGAGATGGGGCCTGTAGAAGGTTTAGCTTCATCAGAGGTAAAGCAGTACATACGGTTTATTGCAGACCGGCGTTTGGTGGGATTAGGTTTGAATCCCCTATTTAATATAGGATCTAACCCACTGCCTTGGATGGATCTGATTTTAAATGGGGACGAACATACAAATTTCTTTGAAAATAGATCAACAGAGTACTCTAAGGCCGCTACCTCTGGCACTTGGGATGAAGCTTTTGCGGCCATGTTAGAACTAAACAAGGAATAATAAAATGGTATTGAACGATACACAGTTAAGGGCACTAATAGAAGAAGGTATGATTGAAGGTATTGAGTCAGGTCAACTAAGAGAGACAAATGTTGTATCCTCAGGTATATCCTCCTTTGGAGTAGATGCAAGGTTGGGAAGTACCAATTACGAAATTAAGGATCATAGTGGTATATCCTATTCCAAGGAAGGAATATGTAGAATCCCCATAGTAGATCCAAAAGATTTTGATAAGGATACTCTGGCTAAAACTACGATGGACGTTCACCAATCAGACAATGGTAAATATATATTAGTGCCCCCTCACGGATTTGTGTTAGGCCATACCATAGAATACTTTAAAATTCCTAGAGATGTGCTGGTATTCTGTATAGGAAAATCTACATACGCCCGCTGTGGACTACTAGTAAATACAACCCCACTAGAACCAGAATGGGAAGGTCAGGTTACGCTAGAACTACATAATACTACTAATTTGTACATTAAAGTTTACGTTGAAGAGGGTATATGCCAGTTTATTTATTTAAAGGGTGAACCCTGTGAAACCTCATATAGGGATAGAAAAGGTAAGTATATGGGTCAGAGAGGCGTTGTATTCCCTAGGATTAAGAGGGCATAAGATGGAAAATATCAGGTTTGTGTACGCAACAGGTCAAACGCCAAAGGCTCTTCTTCACTCAGCTTATGATTATTCTATATTGACAGGTTGTAACATAAGCCTCAGATGCTATGCCAGTGCCATGAAGTTGTTGGATTATACAAGTTGGCTACCAAATCCTAACATATCAATAAATATTGATACTAAAAATGAGTTTGAGTTTAAGTGGAACTTAAATAGAGCACCCTCTGCCATACTGTCGGTATTAGACAATGGTGCAGTAGAGGGGGTAGTACACACTATAGAGCGCACTTACTTTTTTGACAAACCTTTTTACATAGTAAAAAAAGGACTTCCTCAAGAACTAATCCATAGTCTTGAGATAATGAATATTGATTATAAATTTGGGGAGTAGAATAATGTCAGACCATAGAACCCGAGTATTTGGCATATGTAGTTTATCTCTGCCCTCTTTTTATGATAGACTATTTGCACTTGCTCCTGATAGTAATATAAATATTTTAAAGCATACTACGGAACCTCAGGATTTAACGGGAATTGTTTTGGTTCCGTCATTTTCCTTATTTGTGTCAAGAGTGAAGGAACTAAAGGCAGCCAGTGCCGTGGTAATATTTGATACCCCCTTGCTACTACAACAAGCTATAGGAATTGATATTTTAGACGCTAAGAGGGGCCAATTTCAGCATAGTTGGAGACTAACGTATGTACCCTTAGACAGATCACTACTATTAAAGGTGGTGAGAGCTTCAACTAAAAAAACCAAATATGTAGATATAAAGGCAATAGATTTATTACCCAGAGTGATAGAACAAGTAAAACATAGCTCTATGATGGATAAGCTGTTGGCTGCTTTGTACTCTGTTACACACCACAAGAGGATAATCTTTACCAAACTGGTAACAGAATATCTATTAGGGTTTACCTCTAAAAAATACTTCCTGAACCAATATAAGAAAATTGTTCCCACCAGAGGTAAGGGAAAGGAAACTGCCTTCCTGTTTTTAGATTATTTACATAAACCAGAAAATAATAGGTATTTCCAAGCTTTTGGTAAGGTCGGAGAAATTTTGCAAAACAATCAGAAATTCACTAAAAAATTAGAAGGTGTTAAGAAGAAACCCCTGTCTTATGAGAAAATAGCACGAAAGTATGGTGTAGATACTTACGAGCTTAGATATATGCTAAAGACATATAGAAAGGTGGAAAGAACCAAAATTAGTACTACCGTAATAGACGAATACTACAAAGTAATTGGAGGGAGATAAAATGGCGAAAAACCGCCATTTTTTTTTGAGTAAAAATTTATTGGTTTTGGTTGACTACACTTGGTAAATAAGTTATAATTAATTGTGTTAATTAACCAGAGGTAAATTATATGAACAGGGTTGCCAAGGCTATTAAGAGTATAGAATCATCTAGCACCCTAGAGACGTTACTCAAAAGTAATGCTATACTAGGTAGTACAGTTAAGGGCAAGGATTCAGGTGAATTGGAATTTGACATACCCATATTGGCCGAGGATATAAAATTATGGTCTAAGAGGGACATAAAGAATTTTATAAAAAATAATAAGGTAATTCTCGGTCTTAAGTATAGAACCTATAAAGGTTTGGGCACAAAGTCTTGTAGAAAAAAATTGTTGTATGATTTAGGATGTGTTGATATTACTAATGATAAATATGGTAAAGTAACATATAGAGAATTACCAGATAAGGAAATCAAAGTTTTGATGAAAGAATATTTTTCTAGAGGTATAAATTCTCTCAAATCCGAAATTAAAGATTGGGGAGGCAATCCCAAGGATATTGTAAAAACCATTCATAAAAGGTCAACCCCTAATAATGAAGAGGTAAAACGAGTTTTAGTTGGTTGGTTGATAGAGTGTGATGTAGCTCTTTACGCACTAGACGCTTTAAATCTAACTCAACTAAAAAAGCTTGCCACCGATGTAGGTGTCAAGTTTAAAAACAAGGAACAAGTTATTGAGGCTCTCGTCACAAAAGGTTGGAGAGTACCCAATAGCAAGCACAAGGAGAAAATAGAAATGGCAACGAAGAAGGCTGCAAAGCCCGTAGTTGAGGCTAAGCCCACCAAAACTGTAAAGGGTAAGCCCGCTAAGGCTGCTCCTAAGACCGCTGCAAAGGCTACCACAAAAGGTAAGCCGGTAGCTAAGGTAGCCAAGAAGCCTGCTAAGGCTAAGAAGTAGTAAGCACCTTTAAGCATTTAGGGTGAGTACTCATAGGGGGGATTAGTCCCCCCTTTTTATTTGGGAGGATAGGTTATGAAACGGGTAAAGACGTGGAATATATTAACTAGTATTAGAGCTACCCCCATACGAAAATGGCCCAGCCATAATAGTAAAATTTATGTGTTGGCGGCACATAATTCTACTTATACCTTATTTAAGGGTATAGTGAGAAAAGGCTTAGGGGATGAGACTACTATAGCTATCGCTACCAAGCTAAAATTTAGTAATGGGTATAGTTATCCAATGATAGTGATTCCAAAGAAAGATGTATATTTTTGGATAGATGCTAAGAGTGATGAAACTTCTTTGGAACATTGTATGCCAAAGATATTTTACAATCATTTATTGCGGCACATAGGCTGTGATTAATTAATGTATAAAGGATGTCAGAAATGACTATTATGGTAGAGGACAGAAAAACCGCATTTGGTATAAATGAGAGGTTTACAAAAAATGATTTTAAAGATCAACCACTAGGTACCATAAGGGTAAATAGTATTTTTTCTAGCATACAGGGGGAGGGACCTCTCGCAGGCATCCCCGCGTATTTTGTCAGATTTAGTGGTTGTCATAGGCTTTGTACTTTTTGTGATGCTCCGTGGCTAGGCGGAGATATACTAACGTATGAACAAATACTTGAGAAAATGAGGACCTCCGTAAAGGAGGGGTTTTCTAGCCCTTCCTTAGTCATAGTAACGGGGGGCGAACCCACATTACAGCCCAATTTTTATTCATTTTGTAATTTTCTAATTGATTGCGGATATAAAGTACAGGTAGAAACTTCTGGTGATCTACCTATAGACATTAGACTAAATGAAAAAGTAATAATAGTATGTAGTCCCAAGGTCAACGAGAAAACTGGAAAGTATGTCAAGTTACCACAACATTCAAACTGGCGTGTAAATTACTTTAAGTTTGTGGTTAGTGCCGATCCTAATTCACCTAACTACGTGCTTCCCGAATACATATTTGATAAAGACTTTTTGAGGGATCGTGAGGTATTTATAAGCCCTTGCAATGAGTACTTGAGAGTTCCAACTCAATACGACGCTAATGGTAATATTGACAAGCGTTCCCAGATAAATGAGGTAGTTTCCTTTTGGGAGGAAGGCTTACTAGATAGAGTGGCAAATCAAAAAAATCATGAATACGCGGGACAACTATGTTTGCGCCATGGATTTAGGTTAAATCTTCAACAACATATATATGTATCACAGGCTTAGTACATGGGTGATAAGTATATTGTCAGAGTTGATGCCGATGGGGAACCAATCTCAAAATCTGAGGTAAAAGTACATGCTGGCAGGGACTATGAGGGAGACGGGTTTTTATGTGGCTTTAAGGATGACTTCCTATATGACGTACACCATAAATTAGTGTGTGTCAGAGGTAAACCTGCTATAGAAAAAACAGACAAACCTGTTACTTGTCCAACCTGCTTATTCACCTTGAATAAGGCTGCGTCCTATACTAGGAAAAAGGGAAAGTGGTATTAATGAGATTGCTTGTATGCGGAGGAAGGGACTTTAACGATGAGCTTATAGCTTATAAAGTCCTTGATGACCTAAGGGAATCAATTACAGTTATAGCTCACGGAGGGGCTACAGGGGCCGATAGTTTAGCAAATCTATGGGCCATAAAAAATAAAATACCTTGTAAAGTGTACAAAGCTGATTGGAATAAATATGGCAAGTGCGCTGGCATATTAAGAAATATAGAAATGCTAGATAAATTTAAACCCACTCATTTGTTGGCCTTTCCCGGAAATAGGGGTACTGCGGATATGGTAGAAAGGGCTACTAAAGCAAATGTAAAGATTCTTGAGCTTAAATGGTAATCGGGTGTTATTATGAGTCAGGTATGGATGCCTAAGCCTAAATTTAGAATAGGATTTGCATGTTTATACTATGGGGACGATGCATCTACCTTTGGGTTTGACCTAAAAAGTACAACTATTTCACACCTTAAAACCCTAACTTACGCTCAAAGAAACACTAAACTAATAAATATTTTGACACATAACTGTGTTAGTCTATATACGCAAATTGCATTTCTTGCAAACCTTCCATCATGCCTACGCATGCTACGTATTAGTTCTGGACTGCTGCCATATTACACTCATCCCTACCTAAAGAAATTTTATGACAGACCAGATGTCAAACACATTATAGAATCTTGGCTGTACCTTGCGGGTGCCTATGCAAAGGCCGCTAATATTAGGCTATCTATGCATCCTGGTCAATACACTGTATTAAATAGTACTAGCCCCTCTACCGTGGCTAATTCTATAGCAGATATAGAAATGCATTCTATGATAGGTAAGTTGTTAGGCTATAGCAGGCGTGGTGAATTTATAGTGAACATACATGGCGGGTCTAAAGCAGGGGGCATAAAGGGGTTCAGAGCTAATTTTAGGCACCTTAGTAAAATTGCCCAACAGTTTCTAACGGTAGAAAATGATGAAAACTCATTCGGTGTAGAGGATTTACTACGACTAGGTGACCTATGTCCTATAGTACTAGACGTACATCACCATTGGTGTTATACAAATGGTGAATGGATAAAACCTAATGACCCAATATACGCCGATGTGTTATCCTCTTGGGGAGGACTGCGTCCTAAACTGCATTTATCTATGGCTAAAGAAGAATATGTTACCGGCCTACCAAAATTTAGTAAATGTATTGAGTTAGCAGGTAATAAATCTAAGCTCAGAGCACACTCTGATAAATATAATGATAAGGTAGTTGACTACATAATAAAATTCCTACCATATAGTGACATTATGTGTGAGTGTAAATGGAAGCAGGAAGGAGCCATACAAATCTATAATAGGATTAGGAATAGGGGAATATGAAGAATTTTGATGGTAAACTCTGCGCTCGTTGCAGGGGGATCAACACAGAAACCTATGATCGTAGTGGTATACTCCGATTAATGTCCCGCGTCCATAATGGGGTACATAGTACTATAGAGGGTCAGCAAGAGAGTTACGAGGATATGAAGCGTGATTCTGATCATATGCACGATTACATGATGAGACAAATATATTGTATATGTAAATTAGATCCCAATTTGCCAGAGGCGGTTAGAGTGGCTAAAGTGAAGAAAGACTGGGCTCAACACCTTAAGATGCGTGCATACAGAGAGAGGGAAAAACGCAGGTATTATGCCTATAGGTATAAGTGGTGGCAACGACCTTTAGTTATTTGGTTTGACATGAAATTTAAGTGGAGTAGAGTATAGTGAATAGACAAAAATACCCAATTCATTCTTTTAGTGTTGTTAGGGCGCACAATGAGCTTTAATTTTATATGCCTACCGGATTTACACCTAGAGAAATTAGAGAACTTATTTCCAAATAAGGATACGGTTTCTATGCAATTAGACGCTTGCTCAAAAGTTCTTGATCAAGCTCGTGAAAGAAATATACGTACTATAGTACAGTTAGGCGACATATTTGAGAACCCAAAACCTAAACAAAATACTATTTTAAAACTTATACAATGGTTGCATATAAACAAGGACTTTGAATTCCACATAATACTAGGCAATCATGATTGGGAAAGTTCTGATAACCATAGTTTTGAGCTTTTAGATTTTGTATCTAAATCTAAAATATTGAGGCATGTAAATGTATATACTAAACCAACAGTGGTAAATTTTGGACCAGTACATTGCGGTTTTGTACCCTATCCTTTTGTAAAAGCTCCCAAATGTACGAAACCATTATTATGTTTTGGTCATTTTGAGATTAAGGGAGCCAAAAGGGATAATGGTCAAGTTATAGCCAAGGGCCTAGAGCTTAAAACATCCAAGAAGTTGGATTGGATAATAGGGCATTTACACTGTAAGCAACCTCCCTATTATCCAGGTACCTTATATCAATTATCGTTTGGCGAACCATTACCGAAGGGATATTTTGTATGTGAAGCGGATACTGTAAATGGGAAATTACTTATATCTCGCAGATGGGTGGAATTCAACCCTCCGTATAAACTAATTAATAGAGTAATTAACAAATCAAAAGACCTACGTAATTTTGATGAACCAAACACCTATTATAAACTGTTTATAAAGTCTTCCATATCACTACCCGGGTCATTTTTACTGGAAAATCCTCAAGTACTAAAGATTGAACATTTTAGAGAGGATGTAAAAGTACAGGAAAAAGGAGGTCTATTAATAGAGGATCAGTCTAACCTATATTATGATCCTGTAGATGGACTACAAAATTTTCTAGTGGGAAGAGGCTTGACTAAAAAGCAGATTAATAAAGCCATTACTATGGTAAAGGCTGTTATAGGTCAAAATTAAAAAACGTAAAGTTAACATAATAGGGAAGCATGGTCTTCCCTTTTTTATTAAAAAGGAGTATACCATATGTGTATTAGTGTCACCAGACCAGATCTACTACGAAAACTGTATAATGATGTAGAGTTGCCCCAATATCAGACTAGGTATAGTGCGGGAGCAGATATAAGAGCATATTTACCAGATGTAGGTAGTGTATATATTGCACCAGGTAGATATGCACTAATAAGTACGGGTTTGGCTCTAAATATGACACAAATAAAGGAGATCAAACCAGTATTAAGTCCCGTATCTGATTTAAATAGGTCTGCGACGGTGAATTTTACCTCCTATGACCAATTATATGAAGTACAAATAAGAAGCCGTAGTGGCCTGGCTCTAAAGAGAGGGTTGGTAGTTGCTCAAGGTGTTGGCACCATAGACATGGATTATACCGGAGAGATAAAAGTTATACTACATAACATAAGTGGTGGTGAACAATATGTAGAGCATGGTGAAAGAATAGCACAGCTGGTATTACTACCAATAATGCACATGAACTTAGAGGTAATTAGTAAGGATAGGGGCGACGGCGGCTTCGGATCAACAGGGGGTAATTAGTATGAAACAACTATACATTAGCTTAGCTTCTCCATACTACATTGCACAGGAGGACACAGATAAATTCAATATTTTGTTCAAGGAACTTTATAGTAAAATATCTGAACATATGCTAGAGGATATACGGCCAATAGATAAGTCTCCAATCCTTGAATTTGATGACTCTAGAACCTATAATTATGGGTATGGCATGTATGGTAAAATACATGCCCGTCGTGCCGTAGAAAAATTAATGTCGTTAATGGATATACCCGTGTTGTCTATCCTACGTCCATCAATCCAACTTATTAGTATAGATGTAGATAACACTGGGGAGCCCAAGACTAAATTCGCAATAAAGTTTAATTGGCACTCTAACAAGTTTAGACTAGACTGCAAATTACAATAAGGAGGTATACAGTGGGTATATTTAGTAGGATCAAAGAACTTATAATTGATTTTTGTGAGCCGCCTGTGCCTTATAATTGGCACAGACTACCTTGGATGTCTAAGCACCTTAATGCTATATTAGTTGCGTATATGAATAAAAAGTATAGATTTACATTTAGGACAGTCTATAAATCCTCTTTTGTAATAAAAAGATCCATACTTTTGCCTTTTATACGCTATAGGTATTTAATCCTTAATAATAGGTTATTTAAGGGTAAGGATTGTACCGTCCTTTATGATGTTCCCAATTTTATAGGTCTTAATGGTAAGGAGTTGAGTCTTAGAGAATCCTCCAGAATTATTGAAAAACATATTAAGCTAATGCTGCTTGATAAACAACCCGCATGGTACAGTCCAAAGGGTTTAAACATTAACTTAAGATTAAATCTACGCCAATGCAAAAGGAAACCGCGCTAGCATGGCTAGCTAAAATACCGTCTGATAGAAAAAGAGTAGAGGATAAAGGAGTATGGATTTGTTGCCCTTTTCATAAAGACGGAAAAGAGCGCACTCCTTCATTGAAACTAAACTTAGATCCTAGTACAGGGGTCCCTGTCGGTGCATTCTTCTGCTTCGCTTGTGGAGAACATGGCTCGTGGAATAAAATAGCGGCTAAATTAGGACTACCTCAAGTAGGTAATAATAACCCAGAAAATGGGTTATATGCTTATGGAGTAGATGGGGCATTGGTGAATGAGGCTATGGGGAATGCGGAGGTGGCCACCGCCACACACCATATACTTCCTAATGAAACTCTAACTGGTATTTGGGAAGATGATTGGAGAGGAATAAGTGGAAAATTACTTAAAAGGCTAGGAGCACAACATTTACTCAATGACACCTACGGCACAGAGAGGGTATATATACCTGTGCATATTATGGGTGAAGAAGTAGGAGCCGTAAAAGCCTGTCCGACGGGGGAATCAAAACTAAAGTACATAAATACTCCCGGGGAGTGGAGAAAAAACAGTTTATTTCCTTATGACTATACTGCACGCCTAATACATAAGTATAAATACAACTACACAATATTATGTGAAGGTCCTAGGGACGCTTTAAATTTGGTGCAGTATAAAGTCCCTGCATTAGCCACTCTTGGTGCCGGTATAAAGCCAGATGAGAAATGGACTTCAAAAATCAGTACGTTGCTGAATTTTTTGGGCGTAGAAAAAATAGTGCTGGCATTTGACCCTGATGAAGCTGGCAACAAAGCCACAAAAGTGTATAAGGAAGTACTAACCACCGTAGGCTTTAAGGTAAGCCGCATAAAATTTCAATCAAAGCCAGAAAAGCAGGACCCCGGCGCTCTTAGCAAATCCGCTATATTATCCCTAAAGAAAAGGTTAGACTAAAAAGGCCCCTAACAGGGGCCAAGTGGGCCGGCACAGTCAGCCCTCTATTTATTCTTCTTATATTATAACGGAAGCGAACCTTGTTCGGGGGACGGCTTGATGCCTACTGCATACGGGTTTATCCCTCCCCCGAAAACGATACGCACGTTGGGATTGTGCTTTCTGGCGTAAGCCACCCAGTCGTGCATGACGGTGATTTGCTCTTCCGTCAGATCACCCTTTCCGGTGAAAGACGCTTTCACCGTGCTGAGCGACCCCAGAGGAAGGGATGCCGAGACCCTCCCGCTGGAATCCACCACATGGGTGATGTCGGTCCCAGCGCGATTGCGCTCAAACTCCATCCTTTGTATCATGAATTCCTCCCTAGTTTTTGATTGGTTTCATGTCTGTGTCAGCACCTACGATGATGATGCTGTCACGCGATCTTGGGCTGAGCATTGCCACGGCTAGTATCAGTACCAGTACCGATCCTACGCTGGCCAGCATGGCCCAGCCATAGAATTTAGATATTTCCATGGCTCATTTCCCTTTTGAAAGTTCTGATGATTCGGTGGACACACATACCACATTTTAGTCATATTAAATTAACATAATTAAGACATAGTATGCTAACCTATAATATATACAAAGGATAACAGAGCTGTTTGCTTATACTTTTCTGTTAATGTATATGTTTTATCCTTAAATTCGTCCCATTGTGATGGGGGAATCGTAAAGCACCCTAGTGAATTATTTGAAGTAAAGCCACCTTTATGGATGTCTATCCAAAATCGTTGCCCTAAGCTATCTCTGTCTGGTATAGACTGACCTCCTTGTATTTCAGGGTCTCTTAGTACTTGCACAGTACTATATTGTCTCCATGCCATGTGGGGGAATAAACCAGTTATGCCATGCTTACCTTTGGTGTGTAATAATACCTGCGGGGATTGAACCGTAGCAACACCCTTTCTAAATAAGGGCTGGGGATTTGTATTTGCATTAAATATCTTTAAGGAACACCCATTTTCAAATAATATTAACACATCGTTGTATGACCCACGATCTGGCTGATCCTTAAAAAAATTTCTTAAAAATAGGCATGTAATAGGATAATCTTTTAGCGCGCCACTATATAGTCCCTTGTCATCAGCGGCTTTCTTTTTAAGCATTTTCTCGTCTAATAGTTCTGTAAAATCAAGCAAATCGGCAGGTGTTAGCTTAATCTGTGCTAGCGTCAGCGCCATTTTATTTTCCCTCGCATGAATTGGTTGATTCTAATATACTCAGCCTATCCTCTAACCCCGCTATATACACGTTTAATTTTGTTAAATTAAGTAATATTTTCTGATGCTCATCCGCAGGCATACAAATAAGACCTCCTTGCGCATTCGCATATTCCCAATATTCTAGCGTGGGTTTATCTAGTTTAATGGTATTTTTAGTGCCTATATCTGTTGTAGCACAGCCTATTAATATATGTGCATAAATAAACAAAAACATGCTTGTAAATACTAGTCTATTCATACTAAGACCTCCTATATTTTTATCCACCTACCCGCAACACACTTACCATCGGTTTTACCAAAGTTATCTACAATACACTTGGCATTACTATTAAGGTCTTTGGTAACTTTATTAGGGTTAGCTTTTTGTTGAGCTGATAGCTTTTTACAGTCGGGAGTAGAAGCCGCGATGGCTTCTACTTGCTTTAATCTCTTGGCATCTCTAGCCGCTAGGTCTTTTATTTGCTGTATATTTTTCTTATAAGTTGACTCATTTAGGGCGATTTGGGTATTCAATTTTTCTATGGTCTTTAGGTTTAAATCAATCTGTGTTTCTAATGACGCGGATTTGTCATGGTAGTACTTTGTAGAATAAAGTAAGCCCATGACAATAATTATGTTTATAGTTAATATAATCTCACGAGGATTCTCCCGTATCAAATCTAGTAAGCCGGTAGCCCAAGTTAACAATAAGTTCACCATGGATTTAATAAAGTTAATTATAACTAATAGTGTGTTCATTCAATGCCCCACCTATATTTAGTTTGTCTTAGTACTTTAATGACCTTTTTACCATTATCCCAAAAAGTAATAGAATTATTATCTAGTACTAAGGAATAACAGTGGTATTCATTATACACCGTAAATTCTCTCTCACCGTTATTGTGTAGACATGATTCTATTTCAAGCATAGTCTCACTCAAATCACCAAATTCTAACTTGGAACCTAGCCCGGTCAATACCGCACCAAACATAGAGTATAAGTTCATAACAAGTCCTTAATTAACAGATACATTAGGTGACCCCTGTGCCACGGTATCCCCGCAGGAAATAGGGTCCCCTATTCTACCAACGGCCAACCCGTTTGCTGTTACATTTGGGCTACCGCCGCTTAGCGAACCTCCATGACAACTAGGGCCACAACAATGTGTTGCATAGCTATCACCTACTCTTACCACGCCGATACCATTAACCTTTACGTCGGAAGACGCACTAGTAGAAGGTCTTGCAGGAAAGCACCCGTGGCCGCTTGATAAATCACCTAACCTCGTTATAGCAGGCATTAGACCAAACCCCAATGACCTTCCCTATAAAGGAACTTAGCTATTAGTTGATCGTCTATATGAAATTCTACAGAATTTTTACCTGATATGGTAAGAGAGTAATCTTCATCATTCTCCTGATATTTAATCGTGTAGTATGTAATCCCCCCATGCTCTATTGTAGAAACCTTTACCTTGTCTGTATCTACCGCTATGTCTAGTGATTCTACTATTTTATCTGTGTGATGGTTAATATCGCTGGCTGTAAAGGACTTGCATGTCACTATCTCTAGTATCTTTATTATTTCGGCATATACATCAATAGGCTTACCGTTTTTTCTTAATGGCGGGTTTAACCAAATTTGTGAACCTGCCTGAGTTTTTAGCACAATGTCATTCTTGGTAAAGATATTGATATCCTTAGCAATAATATTAAGGGAACTGTTTATCCCATCAATATAAATGTTACCCTTATCATCTTTATAGAATGCAACGCTATTTAGCAAGTCTTGGAGGGAGATAGGTTCTATCTCCCTCTTATCCCCATTGGGTAAAGTTAGTTCCATAGGCATAATGTTTTTCCTTATTTAATAACTAAACTTTACGCTATTTTCGTATTACCCGTGATACTAGGCTAGTTTTATTTGTATCCTCCGATTCGCTATTACCCTCTGACTGTATAGTGGTAGCCACAGGACTAGAATATATAGTGGCTAAACCCATATAAGCCCCTACTAAACTAAATAAACTTATTATAACGGTAGTAGTTATTGACTCAAATGTACCTACCTTAGATAGTATATCAGTACCAAAAATAACGTCTACTATAGCCAGTACAAATAAAACTATAAGTATCCCTACAGCCATTCGTAGAGAAAACATGGCTATGAACCTACGGTATTTCCACCGGGCGTTATCCAACGCCACGTCCTCGTTTTGAGTGCTCATTTCAATATCCTATGTATTTAATTCATAACTGAAAGTCAAATCTGCCCCCGGATTAACATCCGCCGTTATAGTGTAGTTTCTTGTTGAGCTATTATAGGATGAATATACCTGTTTAGCAGCACCATAACTAGTTGTTGGTATTAATCTTAGGTTCATCGGTGTTGGGTCTGATTGGTTATATCCCCTAGTCCATCCCATACCTGCAATAGTAGCTCCTGTTGGTGAAGTATAGTGGTTAGGTATGTTTATAGTCACAGAAGTACTACCATTAGGTATAGTTATCGTGCCTCTTATTCTATCGCTATTACTTCCTTCGTTGTCCCTATAAGTACTAGTGGTTTTGCTAAAGGAGAAGCTGGTTTTAGTCATAGATGACCCATATTCTCTATTTGAGAAGAAGTAATTATTGCCTGATGTACCAGACCCTTCTGTAATAAATGACGTAGCACTATTATTACAAGCAGTATTATTATCAACGTATATGTATTGTCCATTTTGTAAAAATACTATAGGCGAACCTATGAATCCCGTAAAATGATTAGACGTTATTTTATGATTAACAGGCACTTGTGATGTTGAACTATTTGTCTTTAATAGGATGGCATTAAGTGCACAAATAAGTCTACCGTCTGATCCATTATAAGATCCTATGAACTCGTTACCCTTAATTATGTGACTATCCCCACCAACGACAGATATCATTTCACCTGCTTGCTTTCTAACATAAGCACTGGCCGATAACCCTGATTCATTATATGACGCACTAGCATATTTTTGAGCAACTGTATAACTTATTATCTTGTTAGTGTTGTCTATAGCGGTTACTAGAAATGTGCCATTGTTTGAGGCGTTAGCCGCACCTGAAATAGTTATAGTGGTATATGTGGTGCCTAATGATGATAAGTCTGGGCTACCAGAGAAGGTTGCCCTCATAGTGACACCAGAAGCATAACTTATGTCGGCAACAGTTAAGCCTGTAACATTAGAGACAGATGTTTGTGCTGCCGGATTACTAATTTTATTATTTTCTATAGACACATTTTTACTACCATTTATTATTATGGCATTTCTTACTGTGCGACCGATCATGCAATCTGATAATCTACATCTAGCAACATAATCAAACCTAACGCTTGTGCTCTCAAGGAATGCCACACCCCCAGCATCATTATTCATAGTGCAGCCTACTATATTTACATCACTCACATTTTCTTCATATCCAGATACAGACGTAACACGAACAAGAGTTCCTTTACCTATATTCGTATGCGTACCAAAGTGACATCCCACAGCATTTACGTTCCTTATTTTAGAACCTAGCGATGCACTACTACTAATAATAAGTACTTTGAAAGAGCTATTGTTAGTTGAATTTAGGCAGCAGTTGGATATTTGTATGCGTTCCATTAAATACGGGCCGCTAGAGTCCTCTTGAGTTAAACTAATTGAATCGTCACCAGAGTTAATATTCATATCTGAAATATTAATATCCGTGCAGCTTTGAGTCAAGTGCCAGCCGTCCTCCCCTGTATCATTACCGCTAAACATACCCGCACCTGTCACCACTCCATATCTAGAGTTACGACATTGGCCGGTAAAGCTACCAGCGTCATTACCTTTTGTTTTATACCCGTGAACACTAAATTCTTCGGTATTGGTGATACCAAGGCCCTTACGGCTTTGAGTGATAGTTCTAGCAGGGAATTCTATATATCCACCATCCCAATAAAAATGTACATTCTTAGTTACATACCCGTTTGCTTTATCAGGATTTATAGAACAAATACAGAAGTTATATCCGGTATTAATATAGTTGATAAGGCGTGCCTTAACTATTATGGTGCAATTATCGGGGTAATATAGTGGCTCTTGTCCTGCCACCTTACACCCTGATATTGTCCCTGATTCATCAAGAGTATTATCAGTTCTAGAGGTTGTAACTGTTATTTGTTTTATACCAGTGCTATCATCAAGGTTTGTTATCTCAAAGATACCATTATTATCGTCTTTGGTTGCGTTGCGTACAGTAAGAAATACCCTACCTGCACTCACTAAAGTAGGGGTAAAGGCTGGCAGAGTGGGTTCATTTCCTATTTGTGTCCACGATACTGCCCCGTCTGAAACAGTGCCACTTGTATGTGTGGGCGCAGTAGAGCCTGATGTACCGCCTGCCGTTGTTCTATAGACTCTAGCGCAAGCTCCCGCGTATGTCCACGATACTGCCCCGTCTGAAACAGTGCCACTTGTATGTGTGGGCGCAGTAGAGCCTGATGTACCGCCTGCTGTCGTGGTGTATAAATAATTACCATTTGTGGTTTGCGCACCCGCAGCATAAACAGTGCCAGTTTGCCACTGTGGAGCTTTTAAACTACTGACAATTGCACCCGCAGCATAAACAGTGCCAGTTTGCCATCTGGCACCAGAGAATGTAAATTTTACAGAATTAGTAGACACATACTCCACCTTTAGAGCGTTAAGACTGCCAACTTCCTGTGTTACCGTAGCAACATCTGTTCCCAATCTAATCCCGTTTCCATCATCCGCATCAATTATGAAAGTAGTGTGCGGACCTGTTGGGCTTGCCTTTAGAAACATTTTAAATAGTCCTGACAAGCTATTTGTCGCTCCCGTGTGGTCAATACCCTTAAAGTCCCTAGAATGAAACACCGTACCAGATGTGGAAAGGTGATCTGATATTTTATGAGAAACAGTGGTTCCCGTGGCTAAAATAACAGAATCACCAGTTATACCTGATACTGATTCTGCTGCGGCCACGGCAGTTGCTGCACTAGCCGCCGCTGCAATAGCATTTTCTTCTGCGTTCTGTATATCTGTAATATTTGCAGCAACAGTCTGTATCTCACTAGATATACCTGCCACGGCATTTATATTTTTGGATATAATGGTAGTTAACGAATTAATTGGACCTGTTAAATACTGATTAATGAAATCTGGTAAACTAGATTCTTTCCTATAGCCATAAGCCTCTGATTCAGTAGAAAGAACCAGATTACCACCGCTAATACTTATTGCCTTTATATTATTATTAGTTATTAAGCTAGTGTTTGAGGTATTTATAGAGCCTACATTTATCAGATTACTAAACACTACCGCCCCAGTATCAGTACCTATGTAGGATATTGCATTTATTTTTTCAAATCCTACACTGTTTATAGTATTACTAGTCCCTGGTAATAAACATTTGGTATTATCTTTCCAATATTGCTTTTCTTCATAATACATGCGTCTTATATTTTTTGGTTGTATGCTGTGCCCTTTAGTAAATCTTACAAGGGCTAATTTAGCATTAGTGGCAGGATATAGATTATCTAGTCCATGCCCTAATCTAACCTTGGAGTTTATGCTTGAATTACTAAGATTATTTACATTAGATAAACTAATCTTGCTATCAAACTCTCCATTAACATATATTTTTAGCTCTGAGGCTTCCCTTTGTACTACTATAAATGAAGGTTCAAAACTATCAATTATCGTATTTGATGTGATTGTGTCTTCAGAAGAATAGTTATCTGATGTAAGAACAACCACTATCTTACCAGTAGCATCCAACCTTATTTTTATGCCTCCATAACCAGAGTAAGATGATGATGAGTATGCACCATATTCTAATATATTTTGTATGACGGAATTATTTCTGTTATTTATCCACAAGCTTATAGCCCAGTTATTAGACCCGGCAGCAATATCAGGATTACCTTGCATCTCCACATAATTATTTAATCCAAACCCCTCAATGACCTGCATTTCACTGTTGTTATAGTAGGAATATTGATCAAGTACCCCTACCAAGGTCAGATTGTTACCTCTACCCGTTCTATCATCAGTTTTACTATTAGACAGCCAACAAGCAGTAGTACCATTAGGCATCCACCCTGTATTATAGTTTTTCGTTATATGAACACTCATTGGTTGACCACCAACATCATCTACAAGTCTACCGAATACATTATTAAATGCATAGGATAAATACCCCAGGTTGCCTTTTATAGGGTGGTTACCAGATACATCTGTAGGTGATATTATTGTGGAAGTAGACGTACTATATGACCTATCTACAGAAAACCCGGTGAGTAGAGGCAGTTGGTCTACTATATTAATAGTAGAGGAACCCTGTAGCGTGTAATAAACAGAGTTTATATCTACGTATACCTTGCTTGCTGCACTAGTATTTGAAGTAGAGACCGCATTAGTAGAGTTTACTAGTATCGTCAGCCCTCCATCATGAGCTACAGCTACAAGCGGCCTTTTACGACCTGAAAAAGTCTCTTCATAATTTAGCCAACTACTAGCATTGGCATGTATACCCCTAATCTGTCCATTTGACAAGGCACCACCCGACTCCCTCTGCCATTCTACTAATTCTGCGTTTCTCTCTGATATATTTATGTCGGTTATAGCGCTAGATACAGAGTCATTTATCCTTATAGTGTCAGTGAGGAAATCCACAGTTATTAGGTAGCCCTGCCCACTACTATCCTTAGTAAGGCCTATAAATAGCTGCCCCTCCGACATGTGTACACAGGAAATGGTATATCCGGATTTAATTAGTCCCGTACCAGACACATGTTTACCAAATGACATCCACGGTATTATATTGGGTTTGCTAATATCATATATAATAACAGATGTTGTAGTGGCAATTACGGCCACTACAGGAGGAAATCCTTGGGATATACCTCTAGATATTATACCTTGAAAGGTAGTGCTAAGAGGCTCATTGTACCAGCTGGTCTCAAGGCATGATAGATACCATCTGCCTGAGTATGTGTCTTCACTTATATTATATACACAGCTATCCACTATATTGGTATTCATTAATATGTTACTGTCAACCTTATTGAGCCATAACTGCTCTGTAGAACCAATATCTGTTATGTCACGTAAGGACGTATAATACCATGTGTTATTATACCATCTTGCTATAGCCGGTGTTCCCAATTGTGTGTGGTTATTTACAATGTATGTCTGCTGTATTGGAGTGGCGAGAGAAGATGGTAGTTCACTTTCATAATTTACAGACGGTAAACCTGCATAAGTAGATACAACCATATTAAAATTAGTAAGATTAACTTGGTTATCAAACTTTAATGAGAAAACATACGTTTTTATATTGCCTAGTACACTACCCTGAGTTTTTATCTTAGTGTCTAGTACGGGTAAGGACATTAACGCAAATAGCGTGTCATCTTCTAGATATAAGCCTATATTACCTATATTAAAATTACCAATAGACTCATTTACTGTTACCGTATACTGTACAGTAGATGAATTAACTACTTGATAGCTGACCTTGTTACTAGTATTTTTAGAACTGAATACTTCCCCACTAACACTTGTCATAGCAACTGTTGGTGTAATGATCTGGGAGCCTATTTTGAAGTATGCTACACCTATTTTTAGGCCAGTAGACCCTGCATTAGCGGCGGCCAATATACCTGCATTTGTAATAACTGTTGTCATTAAAATATCTTCCTTATGTATTAAATTATTATTGTTTATTTGGGGACACTGCATAGTTAAATGCCATGCCATTAATTCCTAAGTATACCCAAGTGACACCACCGTCTGACGCAGACCCACTTGTATGAGTGGGGGCAGTAGAACCTGATGTACCACCTGCTGTCGTGGTGTATAGATAATTGCCGTTTGCCACGATAGAATCACCAGAATATACTGTAGTTGCTTGCCATGTATTTATTACTCCCCATCCCGGATCCTTATTAGTATTTATAGTAACTGTAGTACCAGAGATATTATGCCACCAACCAATACAGTTAGTAGGTGCTATACCCGCATATGCCCAAGTAACACCACCGTCTGACGCAGACCCACTTGTATGTGTGGGCGCAGTAGAGCCTGATGTACCGCCTGCTGTAGTGGTGTATAATAAGCACCCATGCGTTATGCGGGCTCCCGCTGCATAAACAGTGCCAGTTTCCCATAGGTTGTTACCACCCCAGCCAGTAGTTGGCCTGAATTCTATATCCCCGCTTGTTAAGGCTGAACTTGATGCCATTGCATACACAGACGCTGGTAAGTTAATTGTGGATGAAGTTGACCCTGATGCTACTACTATTGAACCTGATATAAAATCCGAGTTTGATCCTATATTGTGTTCTGTTCTATTAGTTGGTGATATAAACTTGTAGCTATGCTTGCACGTAGTAATACCGCAGTCTGTGTTATTATGAATATTATTATTTGTATTGTCCGAGGATCCAGAGTCATTTACGAAGTATATTGCATTACAGTCCTCTGCTGTATTATTGCATACCCTAGAGTTTTTCATAGATGATATATTTATAATACTGTCCTGTAGGCAGCCTGCAAATTTATTACCAGATATTTCTATGAAATTAGGCACTACGCCGTCTGTACCTTGCTGTATATTTATAGAATGGGCACCGGGATTGGTGATATAACTATCCTTAATAATTACACCAACAGACCCTTTAATGTCTATTGCATGGTTACTATCACCTCTTCTAACTATTGATGCTGTAACAGACATCGTCGTTTCATCCTGCGCTGATGTACGAGATATAGGAGAAACAACCCTTATAGTTTTGGCTGTATTATCCGCGCTAGTGATATTAAACCTGCCATTGTTTATACCATTTGCGAACCCACTAGTCACAACATAATCGGTAGAAGCATTAATACTTGACAAGTTAGGAGTTCCTGTAAAGGTGAATTCCATAATACCAGCACTTATGTATGCGGCAGAGCTTATGGTTAGTGTGTTCAATACAGAAGATTGCCCAGAGTATCCACCAATAGTGGCGTTCGGACCTACATTTATTTTGTTACATGACTGTATGAATATACCTTTATTAGTTGTATTAACTACAGGCATATCCCCTAAGTCTATGTTAGTTGCACCATATATATCTATCCCAGGCTCAGTAGTACTTCCACCCAACATATCTCCGCCAGTAGTACATCTAAATTTTATATCACTTATAGTAGATCCGGTACTTACACTATTATTTATAGTTAGTAATTGACCCCCATTAGCCCTACTAATATTATTGTTTGTAAAGGATATATCTTTTATAACTGAATTTGTCGCGGAAGAATTAGTTAGCAACTTAATAGTTGGAAAGCCTCCCGTTGACTTCAGTATATTGTTAGATATTAAAATGTTAGATATTGTACAACTAGAAAATGCAGAGCTATCTTGAGCTATACATAGTGCACTGTCTCCTGAGGTAATAATGTTTCTATCAATAATAACACTAGATATGTTACCAGATAGCCTTACTCCTTCTTCACTATCCCCATTACCAGACCTTATATTCATACCTGTTATAATGCCTCTGCTGGCATTGAATATAATAGTGTTAAAGCTACCTATATCATTACCCTCGGTTTGTACTCCCTGCACACTAAAATTCAGAACATTCCCTAAACTTATACCTTTTCTGTTATTCGTTAAAGTTCTAGGCATGTATGTTATTTTACTGGCACCCTGTAGTATTACATGTATGTTGCTACTTGTAGCACCCCCCGGTGTCTCAGTTTGATTAGGTGTGACTATCAAGGCTCCATGACTCGGATTAATATTGTGTTTTAATTCCCCCTGTATAATTAGGGTGGTTCCACTATAAATTGTCAGGGCTTGCTCCGTGTCTACACCACCGTTAGAACCTATTAGGTAACTACCCGAGGGTATAATAACCGTTACAGGTTTGGTTATACCTTTATTTAAGGCAGCCTGAATAGCAGTTCTGCAATCATTTACACCTGTTGGATCTATACCTTCAAAGTCAAGTACATTAAATGTACTTTGACCATCGGAAAATCTATCTGAAAGAGACCTTGCAAATGTGGTGCCTGTGGCTAAAATAGGGCTGTTACCTGATATGCTTAAACTAGCGTTTGCTTGAGCAAATGCCAAACTATTTAGTGGCCCGGTTAAGGCCAAGTTGATAAAGTCAGATAGGTTATTTTCCTGCTTATATGATGATGCTTCACTGGAAGAGGCTATTAATTGTACCCCACCATTTATACTGGCAGATATGTGCATGTCACTGGTTATAGTAGTTCTGGTAGTACTATTAATACTGGCAATTCTACTTAACCCTTCATAACATAAGGTGCCCTTGCTGGTAGCTATATATTGCCTATTATCACAGGGATCAAAACTGACCTCATTTATAACGGTGTTTGGTTCTAATAGGTATTTAGTATATGGATAGAATAGTATTTTTTCGTCATTGTACATTTTTCTTATATTGTCTAATGTTATATACGCACCCTTTACTACCCTGACCAACGCCATACTCATATCTGTGGCAGGGTTAAGGCCATCCTGCTGTACGCCTAGTCTTATAATAGAATTATTATTTGTAAGAGAGCCTGTAGCGGTAGTAATGGTAGCACTGGCAGATAATTCACCATTAATATATATCATCATTTTTGACCCCTCTCTTTGCACGACAAGGGCCACCAACTCATTTAAAACTAATCCCCTATTAGCCACCAGTGTAAAAGAACTACTAAATCCATTATTAGTTAGGGTTACTTTTGGAACCATATTTGAATCAGTGTATATTCTTATAGCACTGCCCCCATACACACTAGTATAGTAGGACTGTTCAAACAGAGTTTTTTGTGATGCGGTGCCGTTCAATCTAACCCACATAGATATGGCCCAACTCTCAGTGCCAAAGTCAAAACTCGTACTGTGGGGAGCTGCTAAATATATATTTGTATTAAATGAGCTTACCATTTGCATATCAGATCCTGCTATAGCAGGCGATATACTTAATGACCCCGTTTGTACAAACGCATTATTATTATAATGTCTATCTTGTGTTATACCATTTGCTAACCAGCAAGCCACCGTATTATTTGGCATCCACCCAGTAGTATGCGTAGACGTGGTTATGTTACTCATATTTTGAGTTTCATTTAAGTATATACGGGATAACAAGTTAGGTTTACTAAATAGAATAATATTCTTATTTATTTTTGTGGAACTATTACCTGATATACTAGATGGCGCTATGCTCGTAGCTGATGTTTCACTAAATGCCACATCGGCAGAAAAATCGGTTGATGCGGGTATGCTATTTAGCATTAGCAATGAGGAACTATTAAACCTAGAATATATAACTTTAGATTCTACAATATTGATAGCACTAATCTTGGCGTTATCTGTAGAATTTAAAACGCTAGTTGTAGACTTTATTAGGGATATTCCCAGGTCATGTGCTACACCAATTATTACAGATGGCCTGGAATATAGGTTGTATGTACCTGTTATACCAGTATAACTGATAGTTACGTCATTTATCTGACTATTGGGTAATGCACCTCCGGTAATACGCTGCCATATAAGAGTACTGCTGTGACGATCAGCGATATTAACATTTGTTATTGAGCAACTGATATTGTCGTGCGCCCTAATAACATCTGTAACAAAATCTATCACCAGCACATAACCCTGTTGACCAGAAGTATTGTTTGTCAGACCTACCGTTAGGACACCCTCAGACATGTCTATAGAGGTTATGGTATGCCCCTCTTTTATAACGCCGTTTCCGTTATTGTCCTTAGTAATAGCCATCCATAGAGGTACGGCAGGTGTAGTAAGGTCATACAAGTATATAGATGTAGAAGTAGCAACTATTCCTACTAGGTACGGAAACCCTTTTTGTGAACCTCTTACCCTTACAGATTGAAAGGTAGAGGACAATGATTCACTATACCAACTAAGGTTAGATAATGAATCCTTCCACTTTCCGTTTCCATAGTCTAACTTAGTGTCGTACACACATACTTTTTTAATATCAGAACTAGCCAGTGTAATGTTATTTATGCGATCTAACCATGTATATTCCCCTGACCCATTATAATCTGTGAACAGCTTTGTGAATTTCCAAGTATTATCCACAAATTGTGCTAATACAGGGCTCATATACCTAGAATGGTTTCTTACATAATAGGTTTTTTGTAAAGGCACGGGGCTTACCGCAGGTAGTAGATTTTCTGATTCTACAGTTGGTAAATTAGTATAATTAGTGGTTAGCAGGTTAAAGTCAGATAAACCAACTTGGTTTGATAAGGTTATAGAGATTTTATACGTTTTCTTATTACCTGTCTGATACCCCAATGTTCTATTTTTTTGTTCTTGGCTAGGTAGACTCATTATGGCGAATAGCGTATCATTTTCTAGGTAGATACCTATATTACCCACCAAAAAGTCACCTACCGTTTCATCAAGTGTGCAAAAATAAGTTACTTGATCGTTGCCATAAACTTCATAGTTTATAGTATTAGAAGTATTCTTGCTAGAATAAACCTCTCCCGCCACGCCAGTAAGGGTAGGTTGTGGATTTATTATTTGTGAACCTACTTTAAAGTAGGAAATCTTTATTTTATTACCTCCACCAAACGAATCAATAGCAGCTTGCCTGCCTAAGTTAGTTAATATGACTTGTGCCATCAACTTTTTCCTATAGTATTCTGATTATGAAGTTTACAATGTATGCTGGAGGCATATTCTGACTAGAACCTACACCTGTATTATTTACTGTGATACCTGTCGTAGAAGATGCAGTTGTACCAGAACCAAGAATTGTGGTAGACCCTGTAAAATATGAGATTAGTTCACCACCAGATGTTTGTCTAACCCATGCTCCGTGACTATGACCTGGATCTGTAATGGTGTGGGAGTGTTGTTGCATAGCTTCTGAACCACCAGAAGCACCAAGTTGTGTGCCGTTTATGCCTGAAATACCGCTCGTAATTCTATTAGCAGCAGTACCTCCCATATTGTCCTTTCCAAATGGAGCTCTCCCCCGCATATCAGGCAAACCGAAGGTATTTACCCCATCACCTGCTCCGTTAGCCGTACCATACCTATCAAAGAGTACCGGGAAATCCACTCTACTGAGATTTTGTCCATATGCTAACACATAGTTCTCGTTAGGTGGGATAGCAGCAGGCCATATTAACACCGCACCAATAGGTACGTTTCCTATTTCTGTGGTTATATTATTTTCATTGGTGGTGTTACTAGAATTTTGGCTATATTGTATCATTGCGGCTGTAAAGTCATTTAGAGTGGTGGCCGGTCTGGCAAAGTATAACTCATTAGCCGTAGCAATTATACACGCGAATCCTGCCGCGCTCACGGAAGTATGATTGTCTGATGACAGGAGTATAACAGAGCTATCGTTTAGTATATTTGTTCTTCTTAGTCCCTGAAATACTACTGTGCCAGAATCCGATGCAATCATCAGGTCATTATTAAATTCATCTTTGGTTATACCTCTTATATCTGTTAGGGCCGATGGTAATAGGCACTTGGCAGATGTCTCAAATAAATGTTTTTCATCTTCAAACATTCTCATATGATTAGAGGCATCTATCTCCTTTTTGGATACCCTTAATAATGCTAAGCTACAATACAATGCGGGAGTTGCCGCCGCAAAATCATTACCTATTCTTAGGGCTGCACTACTATTGGTAAGTGTAGAAGAAGCCGCTGTTACGTTACCTGATGCTGACTTAATACCATCAATCCACATCTCAAGTTTAGAGCCTACTCTTTGACATGTTACCAGAGTGGCCTTATTATTAGGTATAATCCTATTGGATGTTACTGAATCTGTTGTACTAAAGCCATTATTAGTAATGGTAAAGGTGACAAAATTGGACGAATCTAATTTTATTCTTATCCCGCTGCCTATATAAGCACTAGTATACTGCGCATATTCATAGAGTGTTTGTGCAGCAGAAGCTGACGTTTTTACCCAGAAACTTATAGAAAAGTTTGTTGTACCGAACCCAAAGTCAGCATGATTAGTATGGCTAACATACGTTACTGCGTTAAAGCCTTGTACCATATTCAGTTCAGCACCTGTAGCAGCCGCACTTAGGCTAAGAGTATTAGCAGCCGTTAATGTGTGCTTTTTTGCACTGCGATCCTCTGTTCTATGGTTTGCAAACCAACATGCAACGGTTTTTGGATTAAGCCACCCTGTAGTATATAGGGAAGTCGTATTTAAACTCATAGGTGCTGCCGTATCCTGCACTAACGATAATATATTGGCAATGCCTACGTAATTAATCCCATTGGCCGTTAATAGACGATGAGATCCTGTATAAGATGAGTCTGCCAACATTACGTCAGTAGTGTCAGAGTACGACCGTGATGGGGTAAAAGGATTTTCGGATGGAATACCGTCTTGCACTAGTAATAAACTTGAATTTTTTCTCACATACGAAATTTGATTTTTAGATACTCTAACCTCTCCTATACGCCCATTATCGTTTGAATTATAGGAGGTATCAGGCCCCACTAGTACTGTAAGCCCGGTATCGTGACCTACAGCAACCACTGGCTCAGTACGTCCTATGATAGGGTCAACACCGAAACCACTCATAGCATGTGCCCCTACAGTTCTTACCTGACCATTACCTAGAGCCCCGCCACTAAAAAATTTAGATGCTGAAATTGTAGCTTGGTGGCGTTGAGCTATATTTATATTTAATTTATAGCCCCCCGTACTATCGTGCAGTCTTACCATATCTAATACAAAATCTAATACAAGCATATAACCTTGTAATGAATTATTATCATTGGTAAATCCAATGTACACACAGCCTTCTGCTGCATGTACGCAACTTACTGAATAACCTGTTTTTATAAGACCCGCTCCACCAGCTTCTTTTCTTATACCCATCCAAAGTGGTAGAGTGTTATTTGACAAATCAAATATTTGTACTTCATTAGGGTATGCAACAATAGCTACCTGTGATGGGAACATAGCTTTAGATCCCCTGACAACCACACTATTTGGGCCAAGAGTTTGTAGGGGCTCATTATACCATGATGTATGCTTGGTGGCATATCTCCATCTGCCATTGTAACTATCAGTATTAGTGAAATATAAGAAGGAGTGTACGATGTCATTACGTACCACCGCCCTATTCTCAAGTTTATTTAACCACAGAGTTTCACCATCATCTGTAATAGACCTTAGCGGTGCAAAGGTCCATGTACTGTTAACCCAGTGTGCTATTGCGGGACTACCATACTGTGTGTGGTTATTAACCATATAAGTATGAATGGTAGGGGGGATTGACGCAACAGGTAATCCGGCCTCTGTAGCTACTTCTGGAAGATTGGTATAGTTGTTTACCACCAAAGAAAAATCGGTTATGGTTGCCTGATTACCAAGCTTTAATGTAAAGGTAAACTGCTTTCTATTTCCTGCTGTTTCTCCAACTGTGGCAGTCTTTGTTTCAGCAGACACCAATCCCATTATAGCAAATAATGTATTATCATCTAGGTATAAACCTATATTACCTACTAAAAATGGACCTACACTCTCATCTAATATAATTTCATACTGTACAGTATCTACATCTACTATAGAATAAGATATTTTATTAGAGGTATTTTTACTAGAATAAACTTCTCCGACTACGTCTGTTATAGAAGCGTCTAGGGATATAATTTGTGATCCTATTTTAAAATAGGAAACTCTTATTTGTGGGCCTGTTGTGCTGGCGTTTATTGAGGCAGTAATACCTGCATTTGTGATAATAGAATTTGACATCTGCTTTTCCTTTACAATAAATTGAATTTTAAATCTTAAGCCTTTGCCATTATACCCGCCCCTACATATACTGAATCCCCATCATTTAGACCGGCAATTTCTATAATTAGCCTTACATGAGTAACACCAGGGTCAAATTGAGGCACTGTACTCGCCGCAGGATATGTATCTCTTGCCTTTGCCCACACGTCTCTGTTTCCAGTATAATAGGGATCGGTCGTATCATTATAGTAAGTAGAGAAGGTATTAAACTGGCCAGCTAATAGGCTTGTAGGAATAAGATCTTCTACGGTATAGCTTAGAGTACCAGTAGCGGTGGATGCCGTGGTAGAGGGTGCATAATACCTAAACTGAGTGGTACTATCTACGTTTGTAACAATCTTTCTACCATTGTACTCTGCTTGATTAGCCCCTACCATTGTAACAATATGGCCAACCTGCAAGTTGTGTGGCGTTCCGGTAACAACTCTAACTGTACTACCAGAGAATGTAGCGCCAGTAACCGTTGCAGGCAAGGTTCTACCCTTTCTATATCCTCTGAATAACATAGTAGTAGATAGGGTACCAGTAGTGCTAGGGGCACGTATTACCAACTGAGAGGCTAACCTATCTAAAGCAGTAATAGGAGTTGCCTCTTCACTTATTATTCTATACCAACCAGAAGAACTACCAGTCCTACTCACCTTTAAGCTTAATGTAGATCCATCAAATCCATAAGTATTACTTATAGTACCACTGAAATTAGCAGCCCCATTATCATATATCCATCCCGGTACAGATCCGAAGTCCAACGTAGCCCCATTAGACACAGTAGTATCACTAAATTTCCAATTGTGGTTTAAAATAGAAGACCTGCTTATTATTTGCTTGTACCCCGAAAATCTTACCCCTGATGCACTTATTACATTCACGGACGCATCGCACAGAAATAATCCATTAGTAGTAATTGTATGGTTTTCATAACCTGCTATAGCTACATTATTTAATGTCAGATTCATGGGGCCCTGAAACAGAGGTATCCTTGCTAAGGCTCCACCATCAGATCTGGTTCCGCTTATACCTCTCCATCCGTTATTAGCAACAACCATACGACAGTTATTTAAACCCACTGACACGGTAGGTGAGGATATAGTACTTATAAAACCTCCTACGTCATAACAGTTTTCTATGTGACAGTCATCAAATACTATTCTATTTCTATTTATCCCTGTGTTTATCTTTAAACAAAAGTCTCTAAGATAATCTAGCGAACAACCATTAAATACAAGATCATACCCAGAGGCATCTAGGACAATGCCCTGATCGCAGCTACCAAAAGTACAATTAAAGAACTTCATGTTCTCCCCTGAATTAGAGGATGTACCTGCTGGCTGTTGAAACATAACGCATACAGTACCCCCACTAAACACACAGTCGTTAAAGCAGGATAGATAAGTATCATATTTATTAAATCTAAGGATGTTATAAAAATCGCTCACATTAATATTACTAAACATAATATCACGAGCGTCATACTGTATTCCACTTCCTATGTCTGATTCATTTCCCACAGATACCCCTATAGATGACCCGCTAGTTCCCGGGCCTATTATGGATAGTACTCCGTCTACCCCGTTCAAAACGGCACTAGGAAATGGGCCAATCTTTCTGCCGTTAGACCATGTACCTGGCAAGGTAGGGGCACCTGCTACGCTAACTTTAATAGCATTAGCGCTATTAGACATACCAGTGAAATCTAGTTCAACAGGGGATAGTGTTTTGAGTTTTATCCATGGGTCTATTCTAAAGTTAGAATCCATTTTATACCTACCGAAGGGTACTCTAATTATATTAGCCGGGATATAGGTACCCATGCTAGTGGCAGTGTTGTATATAGTCTGTCTGTTGGCCTCAAAAGCGTCTCTAGAATTAACTGTACCTGTAGTATCCGCACCAAAAAATGTAACATCAGTATCAGGCACCTTTATGTTAGACACGGGTCCACCGGCAGTATCAATACCAATTAATTGTCTGGCATTACCTTTTTTACCTATGTGACTGTTTATTACTATGTTTGTGGCATTGGTTATTCTAAGTGGCGTTAGAATGGTGGTGGGGCTTTGGTCATCTATTGAAACTATAGAGCCTATGGTCAAGTTAGAAGCTCCATTTATGAAGATATTGTCATATGAGTTTGTAGAGGATTGACCGTTATTCTTTGAGAATATGGAATTTACTACCATATTGGTGCCTTCTGCAAATACAATACCTTGATTTCCACAGCCTTCTGTTACTATGTAGCTACTAGTAACCCCTTCATACCCTCTAAATTTAATACCCATACCACCAGATTTATGTAATCTAGTATTTAATACGTTCCTTCTAGGAAATGTAGACGAGTCATCAGGTGAATCAGATCCATATAGTAAGCCTAGGCCTGATGCGTTTTCTACATCAATATTGAATGTGGAGTCAAATGTTTCACTGCCTACTGTAAAACCAACAGACCCTACAGGATCAATTATATTAGCTTGAACATTGCAGGAATAGTTGCCTAATGTATTGTACGCATAATCCTTTTGCACCCTAGCCCCGTGAAACCCTGCCGGCGACTTTATAACGCCTGTATAGTTTACACCCTTACCTCCCGATATTGTTAATCCAGAGGCACTACTATTCTCGGATATAGCCCCAGTAATTGTAATATTCTCACAAAGGTCAAGGTTAATAGAACCCGCATACGCCCAAGTAACACCACCGTCTGATGCAGATCCACTTGTATGTGTGGGCGCAGTAGAGCCTGATGTTCCACCTGCTGTTGTGGTGTATAAATAGTTACCGTTACTAACCTTAGCTCCCGCCGCATAAGTAGTGGTAGATGCCCACGAGGCCGCTTTATATGAAACTACAGCAATACTATCATCTCCTGTATTTATACATATAGGGGCTACTACAGTAATTTTTTTGCTAGGGCCAGTACTGCCGTTTGTTATATGGACGCCATCAGCCAGCGTATTCTTAATATAGGGGTATAATATACGGATATCCGAGCTATTCTCACATAGAATGCCTCCTCCTGCTACATTATTAATGCGCGCGCCTATAATGCTGATATTATTACATCCATTAAATACATAAATGGCGGCATTATTACTTCTTGTAGAAGGAGTACCTCCATTAATTTTTGGGAATTGTATTATTGAATTTTTTACATTTGATAGCCTTAAATATGTTGCGTTCTCATTATCAAACTTTATAGTTGCATTAGGATCACATATTAAATTTATATTTTTAGATATTGTTAAACCTACTACCCCTGACATTAAGTATACCGCTTCCCCGTCTTTACTTCCTGGAATGTAAAGAGTTCCACCTTCTGGTGTATCGTTATATGCATTTGTCCAAGCAGTAAAGCAGTTTGTTTCCCCGTCTGCGACCGCTCCGTAATCTAATATATTTATATTAGATACTGTTACCTTGCTACTATCAAATATGGTCCATGAATTTGTTGCTGCATTTTTTAGTGCTAATAAAGGTACGGGTAAACTAGGATGCGTGTTTACTAAATAAGCCGTATTGTCTGTGGATGACGCAAGTGGCAGGTTACTTAGTGAGGATACCGATGGTATTGAGTTATTTCCTCCAATATAATCCCATTTATTCTCCGCAATATTTTTTATCGCCAGAATAGGCCCGCCTAACTTAGGATAACTAGACACATGATAAATACTGTTTATAGAGGAACTAATTGCAGGTAAATCGGTTACTAACTGTACAGATGGTATTATAGGAGTATATTCAGTTATTACCGTAAAGTCCGTATTGTTTTGCTGATTTGTCCACTTTATTAATAATCTAAATTCAAGCCTATTACCAATTACCCCTGAAACAGGATTAGTTTTAAATTTAGTGCTTAGGTTAGCCAGAGCACAAATAGCAAAAAGCGTACCGTCCTCTAAGAAGAGCCCAATATTACCAATCGTAAAATTGCCGATGGTTTCAGCCAAAACTATTCTATACTCAAAAGTATTTGAGTCTACTGCATTATACTCCAAATCCCCACCAATGCCCTGATATACTTGACTAGCTACGTTAACTCGCTCTATCAGGTCATTGGTTGAACTATTTATTAGCGATTCCTGACCGATTTTAAAATTGGTTATATTTATCTTTGGTCCATTGCTTTGTGCACTTAATACTGCTGCCAGACCTGCATTTGTAATAACTGTTGTGTCTATGGTTAACGCCATTTATGTATTCCTTAGTTTCCTGAAATTAATTCTTTTCCCGTCCACATACCAAATACAGGATTTATGACCCCCGTGACTTGTGTGGAGTATATATCTGGGAACTCAGCCTCAGCATAATCATAATAGGTACTTGTAGATAATCCGATGCTACCTATACCTGTCATACTACTCTCTATATCACCCAGATTAATACTATTATAATACTCATCTAGGCTTGTACTCATACAATATAGGGTATTAATTGCTTTACCTTCACCTATAGTCTCTGCAAAGGTATTTAGTCCTGAATGTATATGTGTTAATATGGCTAAGAGCAACCCTAGATTATCAGGTGGTATAACGAGGTATCCATTATCATAAGTATGTTCATACAGAAGGTTGTTTAAATATATGTTACTAGCATCGGGAAAGAATCCTCTAGTAATGTATTTTAATACTAGGTGTATGGGGCTGAATTGATAAAATAAATCCCCTAAGTCTGTTTCATCAATAGGATACCTTTCGGCGTCATAAACAAGCTCAAAGTGGGAAGTAGGATACCATAATGCTATATTCTCATTCCCTAAAGTAGGAACAGATAGAATTGTGCTGCCCCCTGCGTTGCGCTGAAAACCTCCAGAGTAATCCTCTCCGCTAGACCATAATTGATATGATAAAAACTTTGAGTTCTTGATAAACCCTAGGAAGTCAATTGTAGCCTTTGTACCGCTAGAAGGATCATACAGCCTTTTATATTGCATGAACCTTTGATAGTCTTTATCTGATAGCAGGTCATTTCTATAGTTAAATCCGAAAGAAGAAAGGGCCCGTATCAAATATTCCCTAGTAAGATTATAAGGATTTCTGACGTTTCTTAGGTCATTTAATGGGGAATATACTGTAGTATTTAGAACTTTATCCATGGCATCAGTTAGTGATGCCCATTCTGCCTTTGTTAGATACTCCTGAGGTAGGAAATTGGCGTGCTTAATTACCATTATACACCTTGAATAGTTCCTCTATTACTCCAATGAGTAGTAATAGATAAAGTTCCCAATGCCGCGTAAGCCAAACTTCCTATAGACGTATCAGTGGTTGGAGCATTTATTTGAACATAATCTATAGAATCAGACGAGCTTATTATAGCATTATGTAAATCACTTAAATAAACAGGATACCCTATTAAACCCAGCCTAGGGCTAAAGAACTTACTAACAGCTAATTCTACTCCCCTTTCAACCGCCGCCAAATCACTTTGAGGTTTACACCATATATTTAAAGTAACATTTATTGTGGTAGGGGTAGGATCTACCTTAACATAATTGAGCGCCAGTACGCCATACCTAGAATCTAGCCATGCTGTAAATGCTGACCAGTCTGTATCACTCCATTCTTGTGATGTTAAAAGTGTTATCTCTACCCTATTTAGGGCATAAGTCTGATCGGCATCAATATCCTTTTGACCCCTAACTACTGCATCAAGTACCGTAGGATATTTTAGTATGGTGGCTTTATAATCCTGTTTTGTTACTGCTCTATCAGCTGAGCTATACAATGAAGGACTTAATATCCTATAGAACTCAACATCCCTTTCATTGTCACCATATCTAGACCCAACAGTAACAGTGCCTGTAAGTTCTGGAAAGGCTGTGCAAATTATATTATCATCTTGGCTTGCAAATGGGCCTGAATTACCAGTTGTAACGGCCCATGTAACATTTATGATTGAGTTTATTGAAGGTCTAACACCGTTAATGTTATTACCAAATACAAGTTCTACATCCCCTGTAGGCAGGGTGTTTTCATAGAAAACCGTAGAGGTAGGACCATATTCCCACAGTCCCTTTGTAACTTTAGTAAATGATTCGCCTCCTATAGTAACCCATATATCGTCGTCACTAGTAGACCAATCCTGTGGGCCAATAGAATATTTTTGGAAGTCATCACCTGTACTGTTAAAAGTGGTACTTTGTAGTGAACCCTGATAAAGATTAACATTTATCGTAGATACGTTGTTTGAAAATGCATAAGCGGTTCTGTTAAAATGGGGAATGCCATTAACAGAAAACTGTGTTAACGCAGGTATTATTAGACTTCCTGTAGTATCAGACCTTGTTAATGTGGCTTCTATTATAGGAGGCCTTTTCCTTATAAGGTGCACTCCTTCTGTACGCGCCAATGTATATATAGAAGTTTCATTTGTGGCGCTATCAAAGAAAGCCTCTTGTACACCTCTTTCTATACCAAACTGCGCAAAGGCTCCCATAGCTGCAATAAATTCTAATATGGTTTGGCCAATACCTGCGGTTAAAATGTCTGACCACCCATCAGCATTACTAAGAGCATCCATAAGTCTTAGTCTTATTTGCTCAAAGTCAGGCTGAGTTGTTGATAGTGTTAAGGGAGCATCCTCGTTTAAGGATCTCCAACTGTCAAGTATTGCCTCTACCTGTGAATTTGTGGTGGTTATACCTAGCGCTGATAATTGTGTTTTTATATATTCAGCAAATTCTGGTATAGCCCCTCCACTAAATTTATACTTATTGCTCATTATTATGCCTTCATTTCTAATGTAACCGTGTCTGTAATGTTAGTGCCAATAATATTGTATCTTATGTTTACTATAAAAATACCTCTATCGTAATTATAATAAACATTGGTATTTTGCATATCTACTGTAAGATATGTGACCCATCGTGTTACATCTCTAAGTACAGACGTTCTAATACTTTGTAAGGTTATATCATCGGCAGGTTCTTGAAGTAGTCTAGGAATATCAGACCCGAAGTCAGGTTCAAACTGTCTCTCTCCACGTAGGGTAGTTAGTACACTGGCAATATGACCCTTTATAGCATTAGTGTCCGTAGCTACCAGCTCTCTGGTACGTAGCGCACCTGAGAATCCAATATCTTTTAAAAATGCCATTTTTACAACTTCTGATTAGCTACATTAGGTATAGATGGAGTTGCCCTAGCGGTTCTAGTTGTAGGGGCAGTGGGACTACCTCCACTACCACTATTCAAATTTATATCCCCGCCATTTATATTAACCCCACCACTGCCATGTATATTTAGTGTAGAACTGCCATTTATATCAATAGCACCACCTGCGTGTAAATTAACATTACCAGAGGCCTTAATGCTAGCATTCCCTGTTACATTTATGTCAGCTACACCACTTAATATAGTTAGATTACCCGAATTATTTATTTGTATTGTTGTACCAGATCTATGTATCAGTTTTATTTCACCAGTAGAGAAATCTATTTTCCATAAGTTATTATAGCGGTCTATCCATCCATGAACATTGGGATAATTTGCTTTTAACTCATTTGGTATTGTTGAAGGAAACTGTGCGCCTGCTATGTATGCCAAACTGTATCCCTCGTCATCAAGAAACGAAACCCACACCCAACTTCCCTTTTCAGGAACTTCTACTTTCCCGGTTATACCGTTACCCGTGTAATTTGAATATTGAATAGCCCATGGTAAATCCCCATCAGCATATTCTCTATGTAATTCTGGTATGCGTACACGTATTCTACATTGCTTCTGAGGATCATTATTAAAGACAACTAATGCGGCAAAAAGCTTGCCGCGAAAGGAGCCATCATTATTTGTAGAATCGTTAACATTTTGTATAGCCATTAACAAGCCTCATTCATTCATTATTAAATTGAATAGGACTAAAAAAGGGGGCATATGCCCCCTTTTTTACCAATTACCCTTAAAACTTAAACATGCTTAGGAATCCACCCCTACCTATTCGCTTATTTAGGTCCTTGGTAATACCCTCTAATAATGAGTTATCTTTATTCATGAAGGATAGAAGTTTTCTCATGTCCTTACCATCAAAGGCTATGTTACTAAAACCACGTTTTTTGATCTTTTGTCCTATGTTATTGATACTATCAGTTTGTATATCATTAAATAATACGTCACTACCTTCCTTCATTTCCCACTCAGGAATCTTCAATTCATCCTTACTCACGCTGTTATTTGCACCTAATATCTTATTATTAGACTCTATATATTTTTTGGCCTGGTATCTATTATATTTACCATCCCTAAACTCTTCGGGATCTAGGTCTATATAGTAATACATAACTTTCCTAGTATCATTTATTTTGCCTGTATCCTCTACATACGATAGAAATAAAATTATTCTACCTGATATAGAAGTGTTGCTAATGAAATACGAAACTCTAAAATCCGGTTCGGTTCTGAGAGTTTTAGTTTCTCTGCCAATAATTAACCTACCGCTTTTATCCTTAGTAGGGTTATCAAAGTTAAATCTCATGTTATATATCCCTTTAGTTACAACTAAATTGATTATTTATATGGTTTCCATGATCTAAAATCATAAACATATCCTATGTCTTTTTCTTTTATTTTAAACTCCTTATTCAGAACTAGTATTTCATGTTCTTTAACCAGATTTTCTAGGGTCATCATAACATTAACTCCTATCATATTCCTTATTTGTTGTTCGGTATAGTGGTCTACTATGAATTTTAGGAACTCTTCTATATTTAGAAATATGTCTTTGTCACTTACTTTTCTCTCTAAAATAATATGGGTTGTGAACATCATTGCAACTTTTAGATTTGTAGTCCAGCTGCTAAACACATGGTCCTTGAGTTTTACCTTACCGTTAACAATCTTATTAATGATGTCGTCCCTACTACCCTTTATAGTAAAGCCTCTATAAACTACACCAGAATATTTTGTAAATTCTGGTGGTATTTTTCCCTTAAATTTCTCTAGAGTTTTTCTAGCTTTGTTCCTTTGCGTCATAGAGCCCGGACCAATTTTTTCGGTTGACAACACCCAGTCAATAACTGCTTTCACTAAGTTGTCCATCAGCTTAATACCTCCCCTGTTTGTGGCCCTTGACTAACCAACTCAAATTTTTCACCATACCTACCCGCGCGTAGATAGCGCACACGCGCACCAACAATATAACGTCCACTAAACCTATCATAATCACCTCTATATTGTGGTAAGTAAATATCCACAGGGTCAAACAATCGTAAGTCTGTTTGTTCATCAACAATAACATGAATATCAGTTGACCACGTAGATCTTATGCGTTTATTTTGATATTCGGCTAGCTCATATTTACTATGAATATTGCCAGTATTAGGAGCTGTGTAAGGGGTACGAGTAAAGCCTATCTTTTTTGAGTCCTCACTGTTAATAGTAGTACGGGATACCCTTTTTACACTTAGTTGGTCTTGCTCACTGATTACGCCATCAACACCTATTCTATGGTGTTTTACCTGATACCCTGCTGTGTGATTATATAGGGTTGAGCCACTAATAACTTGGTAATCTCTTATTATGTGTCTTTTTACAGTTGAATTATTATCGGTAGACCCCTCATTAAATCGTGCTTTGGGACTACCAAACGCATACGTAGATAAATTCCTATAATATACCAAGCCTTCCGCATCTACCCCTAGTACCATACAGCTCAAGTTGTCGGCCCATCCGTGTAAACTTATTTTGTCGGCCCATTTATTATAGTTTAACCTATTTGGATACCATACTTGACTATCGGCTGTGGGGTCACACAACGCTTTTAACCCACATTGACTAGCAATATAACTTATGGCTGCACTTGACGTACCTGTAAAAGGTTTTGTAGCCATAGAGTGTAACCAAAGAGGAGCATTTAAGATAGCATTTATTCGGTATATAATACCTCCATTTGCATACCTGTGTTGTGGCTGACCGAGTATTCGGAACTTTAAGTTTGGTATTTCCTGCTTTTCTTTATCCTTACCAAACTGAATTTCTATTATTGCTCCATCAACAAGGAGATCTAAATTGGAACTTGTTTCCGATCTATCTTGATATTGTAAGGTCAGTGTGGGAAGAGCCTGTAAATTATTTTCTATAATCAATAAATCCTGTATAGAGCTAGGCGACAAGTTTAGTTCAACACCGTTGATGACCACCCTTAAATAATAAACACCTTGAAGCTCAAGAGCCATATTCACTACTTTTGTTAAAAAATCCTATTGCCTGCCTTTGACCTTTAAAATGTTCATTGGCAAAACTTTGTGGTTGTATTTGGAAATCTACAGGTAGATCTGTAAATTTTTGTAACCACATAGAAGTGGAAGAGCACACCAAGCTCCATTTAGCATTATGTTGAAAACTACGTAAGTCTGATTCAGTAAACTCTTTTTTAAATAAGTCATCGCCCATAATCATACGTATATCCACGTCCCTCCAATCAGGTTTTACTAAAGAGGATCCAACTAAGAAACAACCATAATTATCTGGGTCATTAAACGCACCATATGCCAGGTTTATAATATGGCATGCTTGATTTAATAAGAATACTTTAGGAGCACCTATATAATCACACTTCATTAGATATACACCTTAACACTTTTGATATGATGCTAGCTTTTATTACAGCGGTGGGAGAAGGACTAAAAACCAAATAATTTTTAATTCCTCCTTCATAAATAATCACACTATCATACCCCATGGCTTTTATATCATTTTTTAGTGGTTCTAGTGCTTCCCATGTGTCAGACGCCAATTTATTTAAAATTTGAGAGGAGCTCCTATATATTTTACCATCGTAAGGGTCCTCAATTTCTATAACGGCCTTAAATAACTTATCTAAGTGTGATCTTTTTAAGCTATCAAATGGATTGTATAAATGTAGTATATATCTATACAAATTTTTCCCATAATTCTTTGCAAAGTCCTTGCTACTAGAAAAGAAGGTGTCCTCTTTGGGCCTATCAAAGATTTTATCAGTTCCATGCCACACATTAACAGTTATCAAGGTACTAATCCTCTATATTGTTGCTATTGTTCCAAATACAGATCTATTTCTACCTAAATATGCACTTATTTGGTCACGATTAGGTAATTTTAGTAGTGAGCCTACCTTTATTTCTGACGGATGAATATATCCATTATACATAAGTACAATCCACCAAATTGTAGTTGTATTATACTCGTTACGACAAATTGTAGTTATAGGTTCTCCCCTATACGTTATCGTACTGTATTTTGTAACGGCTTTTCTCAACCCTATAACAGCAGGGCTAAGAGGGTCCTGCCACAGCCCGTTAGACCCTACTTTATGGTGTTCTGTTTGTAAATATTTGGGACTATAATTAGTACTGGTTTTCATTAAAAGCCTCTTATTCTAAGTTGGCTTGCAACTGCACTTGCATCTGCCTGCGTTACATTACCTGAGGAAGACTGCCCTAATGTGACATTACGTTGTCTTAATGCTGCGGCTATAGCTTTCGCATCTGCATCAGTTATTTGTGATGCATCTCCAATTGTACCTCCAATATTACCTAGAGGTGGACCGCTCAGCATATTTATTATTTGTTTCTGATACAACATCTTTGCTGCCAATATTCTGACCTGTGCTCCAACCGCAATGGGAACACCTTCTGGTGTAAATCTACTTTCAAATTCTGGGGCAACCGATTCAATAATAACGTCGTCTAAGTAGGCTAGTTTGCCTATTGACATACTTATCTTGTATTTAGGGTCATTGAGGCCAGAAGGGTGTCTAATAACACTAATACCATCTGTAACAATAGCTTCTGGTACTGATAGGGCTAAAAGAGACCTTATAGGATTCATTACGTCGTTTGTGGCGTTGCTTTTATATATGAACTTTATATTCAGGTCAAAGGATATTGGGTCAGTGCGTTGGTATACTAATTGCGTCATTTCATCGCCTCCCTTTACAGAGAAGCCTGCTATTTTGGACAATGAGTCCGCAACTCCTACCGCTGCTCCACCTATACCTCCTGTAGCCTCCCCTATGAGGTCTAATACTGACTTGTAGGAATTACTCACAGTCATACCAAAGCTATTAGGAAGATTACCTATAACGGTATAAAATTCATTTTTTATAGTTATTCTATAGTTGACATTATTAGTTGTCATTTAAAATACCCCCGGATGAGAAACTAATATTAACCCATTTTGCAATACTACTGGTCCGTCATTAGTGCCTATGCTACCAGTATTCATACTAAATTGTTGGGGCTTTATCTTTTGCGTAGGTGTTTCTTCAACAGGAATTGCATCGGGAGCCACTATTTTTTCCGACTCAGGTAGTTCTAATCTAGGGCTGGTCATTGTCAAAGTTTTTGTCTCTACTGTCAACGGATTTGTTAGTTTGGAAATCCTTAGGTTGGTACTAGCGCTAGAATTTGTAGTTATATTAGTAGATCCCGTATTTATGTTAGGGCCTGCTAAATTCGTCACACTGGTAGAAGAAGAGGGTGAAACAGTACCAGAAGTTCCCTCCACTTTGTTAATACCTGTGCCAAGGCTTGCAGTGCTAGCTATATTTTTTACCGTACTACCTGTATTTATTTGCGTATTATTTTGGGACTTCATAATAACAGAAGTGGTATTAGTAGTACTAATTGTGGTAGTAGGTGCAGAAGAAGTAGTAGTGACTTCATTAGAATAGGCAGATTGAACAGGAGTTACTACAGAGGGTAATACTGTGCCGATAATACTTTTTATTATTGGTAGGTTAAATATCCAGCTACTTACGTCCTTTACGACCCCGACAGTTTTTTTAAGAAAATCCCATAAATACCCAAACTTTTCTGTTATCCATCTCACGGCTTTTGATATTACCTCTGTAGCCTTCGGTAGCCCCCAATCCATAAAATCTGTTAATGCAACAAATCCAGCACCAAGGGTTCCGCCAATCAACGCTCCCCAAGGACCCCCAAACTGAGCCCCTATTAAGGCTCCGCCTACAGCCCCTTTACCATAATCCCCTAATTTGGAATCGGTGAGTGAAAACTTGCCTTCCTTATTCTCATAAAAATGAGGATTACTATCATGTTCATTAACAGAACTAGCCCCTGACAGTGCCAGTAGGGCGCCTGCCGTAGTATACGCGGCTTTTGTAAGTATTTTATCAAGGGCACCCCACCCCTGCATTAAGTGTTCTTTGACACTATCAAATAGCTTGGTAAACCATCTCCATGTTTTTTGCCATATATTAGGAGGGTCACGCATATCCTCAATTATGCCATTTAACTTTAACAGAGTATTACTAAGCCTAGATGATGTAGGTCTAAGTACACTGTTTACAGTTTTTATAGTTTCTATTATTGTACGTTTGTCTGCCCTTGCAGTTAATATGTCTCTAGCTGACCACGCTAATTTTAACCACATTATGCCAGCCGCCCGTTAATTAGAGCCATTTGAATATCCTGATTTATAATAGGTATAGAACTAATATTGTTAGTACCTACTTGTTCTGACTGCCCTGCCCCAGAGGTTTGTTTCGGTTTTATAGGCTTGGCCATAACTGTATAATCAGGTACTCTATCTACCAAAGTTTGTCTAGGGCCGGTCGTGTTTGCAACATTAACAGGGCTAGTTACCTTAGGTGTTGGCTTTTCATTAGCACTAGCCGCCTTTGTTAATATAGCTTCTTCCGTGGCAAACCTATTAGCTACGCCCTGTTTAACGGCTTCACTGCTGCTTTTAAAGTATTTATCAACATCAGACCTCTCAGCATAAACTGCTTTTATAACATCAACGTCAGACATCGTGGAGGCATCTTTTCCCTCTAGTGCCCTAGCAATAATTCGTGCCGCCCCTTTAGGCCCATGTTGAACCCCCATAGACCATACCATCTCTGTTATGGCTCTACTGCGATTAGCATTTAGACCGTATTTTGCGGCGCTGGCCGCTACAGGGTCAAAGTGGGTTTCTTTTATATATTGGTGTTGTAATTCTTCAAACTTAGGATTTTTTGCAAGGCTTTTCCATGTGGCAATAAATGTGGGATCGCCTGCCTGTGCTGCCGTAGCACCTCCCGCGTCAGCCAGCTTACTATAGGAGTCTTTATCATGTGAACTTAACCATGATAAAAACTTACTCATAGAACCATTTTTCGTTGCTATTTGATAAGTGCCATATGATTTACCACCGGCATCCCCTTTGCCTCCGCTAACAGTACCAGAGTCTTTGGAGCTCTCAAACATAGCACTAAGAGAACCTACCCCTGTATCTACCCATTTACGGGCACCTGCTAAACCTTTTCTGGTTCCTGAGTATGCAGTTTTTACACCGCTAACGGTAGCCGCACCTGCCGTTTTGGCAACTTTGTATGCTTTTCTTGCAACCCTCGGTACTTTAGATGAGACCCATCTTACTACAGAACCTATCCATGTTAAAGCCGTAGAACCCCACTCAGTTAGCTTGCCAAGCCCTGTCTTAAACATTTCAAATTCTTTTTTATATATGTCGAATACCCCATGGTCGTCTAACCACTTAGCACCTGTTTTCAACCCGTTCCACACTGCCCCAAATTTTTCAGCCGCCCAGTTAATACCTTTACTCAACATTTGGGCAGCCTTTTCCATGCCTTTTTGTATATAGGGAACAGAGCCCTTTAATGCCTCTGTTAATTCTGGGCCAAAAGCTGCCATGGCACCACCAATAACGGCACCTACTGCCGCCCCGGCAGGGCCTCCTACCATAAAACCTATTTGACCGCCTGCCATAGCACCACCTATACCTCTTTGTAGATGGCCACCTACTCCCTTATCCTCCCAAGCATCTGCTACTAAACCGGCACCGGCTATAGCAGGAGTAAATTTTAGACCTGCTTTTAATAATTTTGGTGTGAATTTTACTAATTGTTTGCTGAATGCTCCTATGGTAGTTGCTACGCCAGCAATACCCTTTGAAAGACCTTTAAACGAAAAATTAAATCCACCTACCTTATTCTTTAGGCTATCAGCCCATCTTTCCAGCCATCTCTTTTCTTTTAGCCTACGTTGCTCTCTACGACCTGTTAGCTTGTCAGCCAACTTGGAAAGCGTTTTGGTAGAGGACTCTAATTCATAACTTACATCAGATATGTTATAGGAGTAATCTTCAGTAGTTTGTAGTAACTTTAATAGCTTTTTATTAGCACGCCTTGTAGGACTAAATTGTGACTCAAATTGACCTCTCCTATTTCTCTTTATAGGGCGGTCCTCTAGTAAGTGTTCTTTATAGTCGTGTACAGCCTTCTTTATTATACCGGCAACGGTGATTTTTCTTAGACCTAATAATTCTTTTAGGTTAGGTTTATCCTTGTCATCTACCTTACCTTCAAGTATATCTAATTTTCTCTGTAGTTGTTCTTTATACCTATTAGTTTTCTTTTCTAGGTTTATTGCTTGCTTATAATATAAGCCCAAGTTTTTGGAATTTTGGTCTAGTCGTTGTGTAATGCCTTTTAGACGTGCCTTTAGAGTCTCACTTGAGGGAAACTTTTTAAGCTTATTTTCAATATTAAATATTTCAGCCTTGTCTCTTTTAGTTTGTTCCTCAAGGCTGAATATTATATTACGTAGACCTTTGGCCATTATCCTAGTATTTTCCCTTTTGTGCGTCTGCTGTTTTACGTTTTATTAAATCTGCTAATAAATACTGGTTATATCCGAATAACTGGTAAGCCAACCAATCATCGCGCACATCTATTTTAAAATGCACGGTTATACCATATTTTATTTCTATTAACTGCTCTATACTATATAATGGAAAGAAAGGTGTCGGCGCTGATACTTGTTTTTAGTTCTTCAGGCTCAGCGACTACCTCCTTTCCTTCATCTATCGATGTTCTGATTTTATCAAGCTCTTCCTTTAGAAGTTGCACTTCTCTATTAACCATGATTGCATCAGCTTGCCTACCATTACGCGCAAACATATCGGCATCATCAGACAAATCAAATATTGTTTGCTCAAGTCTCTCTATATATTTGTTAGGGTCAAACTTGGCATCAACAACTTTTACAATCTCGTCAACCCCGTGGTGTACAAGGTCTTTCCACTCTTTTAGGTCTTCATACCATAGAAGTTCTTTATCTGCCAGCTCTTTTAATTTTTGTTCTACAGGTGTATTCCAATGACCATACCACTGTACGTTTTGGTCATCAAGAATATCGGCTTTAACACCCTTTTGTTCTTTTGTACCCTTCAAGGACTCAATATACTCCATGTCTGCTACACGGGGTATGGCATATCCCTTTGATGACCATTCTTCATATTGTTCTTTTGTTAACTTGGTTTCTACTATTTTTAGATTAGACTCATTAACTACTACGTCGTTTGTATTGCCGTATTTAGATACATAAGAAAATTTAAGTGGTGATTTCACATAACTATGAATACGTTCCCAATATAAAATGAATATAAAGTCCCCGATTGTTAATTCCCTAACATTTCTATTTATACACCCACCAATAACATCAATAATTACTTTTAATCCCTGCTCACGAGCATATGCAAGCTTTTGCAGATCCCCTACTCTAAAGGGTCTTATATATAGATTATCCCAATCATAAGACACAAAATTGGAGGGTAGGCCTCCAATATCTATCATACCATTAGGAGCAACTATCGGTCTATCGCCTATAGTTTGTTGTTGTGTTATCACAGAAGTCACCATTTATTTAGTCCTTTTTTATTGGATTGAGATGTTATCTACATTAAGTTGTACACCATAAGTTATATTTGTACTATTTCTATGTTCTAGCGAGATGTGGTCAATAGAGCTTAGCCAACAGCCTACCAATTTCATTGTTAATTTGGGAGTAGTATGACTAGCAGTGTCATGCAGGTTACAATAAATAGTTTTCTTGAATATACTAGGATTACCATAATCACCATTATAATCTCTTACTAATAATGACCACGTTGTAAGATACTTAATAGTAGTATAGGATGAGTCCTCATACATTGTCAGATTGGCATTTAATGACCCTGTTTCAGAAGGCATATTAAATGTTTGTGATGCTTCTACAAAAGAATATGAATCAAAGTTATATTGAGGTATGGTAACGGCTTCAACATAACCCCTAGGTATATCTAATACTACTTTGAATCCCGGAGGAACAGCGGTGGGTGGATTTAATAAGGGAGGCATATCAACCACCCACCGCCACGCTGGCGCAGGATCTTTACGATTTCTTACTGCTGATTGACTTAGTAGAGACATACTATATTGAGGTTCTCAAGCTTGATTCATTATAGTCAAAGCTAAATGAAGCGGTTATTAAAAGAGGACCACTATTGTTGGAGTCTAGCTGTGCAGTGTCAATATTCTCTGGGAATACACCATAAAGGGTATGTAGGCCAGCGGTTTTACCCGTGGTATCAAACACTTCAAGTTCTACCCTTTCAACAGAATATACAATTTTATACCCTAAAGAGCTACCAGATTTAGTACCAACTACCGCTTCATGCCATCTTTGTAGAGTTTGTAGTGTGCGACCACCAGCTACTTCTACAAAGGTTGCACTAAACGTATGTTCTGATTTTCTAGCACCACGATATTTGCTAGTATGGCCATTGAGTTTTACCTCAAAAGCCTCATTACCAACTCCCGGTAGTTGTACCTGTTGGCATCTGATAGTTAATTCTCTATCAACCCCTACTAAGGGAATAATAGGAAAGCGCAATTCATAACGATCTACCGACAGTACATCTGGTATTGAGCGCGTGTCTTCTAATCTAATCGGCATTTATTTACTCCTAAGCTATATTTGTTTCATTGAATACCAAGGATTGATTGGCAATAACCACGTTCAATCCTATTACCTTTGTTGGTACTGTTGGTACAATACGAAGGTCTACACCACGGAATCCCCGATCTTCCATAGATTTTGGAGTTTGTGCTTCTGTTGATACCACGCTATAAGAACGTATTGCCCGCGCATTAATATAAGGTGCAACGTAATTTTCTATCATCTGAGTGATTAAGCTACGAGTAATATCATCGTTTGGTTCTTGTAGGTGATACGCAAGCGCATCAACAAGTGTGACCTCAAGATCAGATAGGAATCTACGTACATTAATGTTTTCAAGCATATCAACAACAGGAATTAGTGTTTCTGCTGTCCACAGCACGTAACCTTGACCGGGTTTATTCAGAATATAGTTAACACGGTTTTCATATAAGAGAGGTTGATCCCCAGCTGTAAAGTTGATGCGTAGGCCTTGAATAGTATTTATTACACCACGATTTAGTCCGGCAGGGCTATACCAATTACCACGTTGTTGATCTGTATATGCAAACCGTGCAGCAACGTGACCGGCAGGCCCAACGTATTGTAAACGTCCGTCTTGTAATTGTACCTGTAAATCAGGGGCAAATATACCTGCATAGGAAGTCTGTATATTTAATACCTGACGCACATAGTCAACACATGCCTGCGAATTACCTTGGTAAGCACTTGGCATGTCTAATGTCGCAAAGGCATCTCTGCGTGCCTCTGCAATTTGTGCCATTTTCTTATGTACGGTAGCATTGGCGTAAGCACCATTAATGAGGATTCTAGCATTAACATCCTCGCGGTATCTAAATGATTCCCATCCTGCTGCTATTTGGGAGGAAGTTGGTAGACTACCATCAGTACCGCCATTTAGCCATAGTATAGACGACGAATTAGATAAGGGAGCACCACCATTATAAGAGGGGTCTACTGCCACCCTAATATTTGTAGATGCCAATGATCCAGTATTAATACGATCAGCAATATATAATGGTAGGCCAAGATTATCTGACCCTACAGTCATTTGCACATCTATTGTTTCTATGGCTACATTAGGATTAGACCTAGAATAAACTGATATTTGGAATTTTCCTGTTCTAGCTATCCCTGCTATTGTTTCCGCGACAGACGTAGTAGCCTGAGTATCCCCACTTGCAACCGTGCTTACAAAGGAAGTTAAATCAATAGTAGAAGGCCCGGGTAATGGTGAAACAATATCTATTTCAAGATCGTTATTAAACGCACCGGCCACGGTAACTACAGACGCCGTGCCATTACCTGACCCGAATGCACTTTGTAAAGCAGTTTGAATGGCCGTGGCAATAAGCCCCATGGTATAGTCACTAGAATTAGCATAAGTAACTTGGGTTATTGTTACAGTTTGATTATTCACTTTGAAATTAAGATTATAGGTATTACCAGTTATTAGAGGACCACTGAAAGAAAGTCTAACAGTTTGCCTTACACCACTATCTACGCCTGTTATTTTAACGCCAATATCATTGGCCCACGCACCGGGATTTTCTGCGTAAATGGTAATGGCTCTATCATTAGTAACGGTAACTGTAGGTGATGAAACACCACCGCTTATTGTAGGTGTACCAAATATGTAAGTGACATTAATCGGAGCAAGTATTCTTATGTAATCACCTGTTAGAGTAACAGATGCTCCCGAACCGGCGGTTAAGGCTGACACCGCTGATAGTACTGCCGCGCGCAACAAACTCATAGTGTTTGCGTGGGATGTTGCATAGGTAACAGATACCGTTTGCGTGGATACACCATCTGTAATTGTCATGGTTAATTGGTTAGACGCCACAAAAGAACCTACCACTTTAATGGTATAAGCCGCCTTTGTATTTGTGTAGTCTACAAGTTGTCCTTTAGTAGAATCCCCTGATGCCCCAAGCCAGGACCCATCAGCCTGTCCATAGAAAGTGGCAGTGCTATATTTGGCTCCATTTACTACTCTTAATGCATAAAGCTGGTTGGCCTGTTCCAAAAAGGCATTTGCTTGAATGTGCGCAAGTGTCCAATCTGGATCCTCTCCGCCGTATTTATTTTTAAATGTTTGTGTGTTAGTAATGTACTGACGGGTAAGAGGTCCTTTTCTAGAACCAAAAACTATAGCACCGACAGAGGGACTAAGTCCTTGAGGCTGAACGCTCAGATCGGTTTCTTGTAATAGTACGTTAGGATTACCTGGGGATAATGAAAAACTCATTTACTTAGCTCCCGCCTTTTTACCTTTTAATTCGTCTGCTGTATCTGTAGAAGGCACATTTAATTGTGCTTTATCATAGTAAAGCCCACTGCTGGGTAATTTCCACGAAAATTTGTCATCTACAGGTACGTCTTTAGCATGAGGATTAACGAGCACGGTATCGCCGTCAAAGGCACGCAGCTCTACACTCATGTTGTATGGATTTGTTACTAGTATCATTTTAATCTCCTTATTCGTATTAAATTGAAGCGGATTACGCATAAACAATATATAAATCTGAGTTCACCGACCCACTATTATAAGCCACCGTAACACTACCAATAGACCCTGTCATAAATAGGGTGTGACCTAAAGTAAGGGCAGCGTTTGAACCTATAGTAAGGGTAGCTCCTACCGCCGATGAGTTAACCCATAAAAACTTTGTTACAGTAAATGTTTTTGATATAGATAGCCCGCTTTGTTCAAAAGTCATAAGTGAAGCACTATCTAGAGCTATTCCATCCCTAATAGAAGATAGATTGCGTCTACTTTTATTTTCTGATACAAAGAGTTGACCGTCAAATACCAATGTTCTATTTAAAGCCATTTAGCTACCTCTTGTATTTGTTACGTTGACACCATCAAAACTGAATTTTATTTGCGCTATTTGATCCCTGCCTTCAAACAACAACTTGTCATATTCATCTATGGTGTACTCTTTACCCGGATCTATACCAATAGGCATATTAACAGAGATATTTAGTGGTATAGTTTGCTTTACAGGTGTGCCTACAAACGTATGTAATTTTAATGGGATTTCCGCCTTAAAATAATATTCTGTTTCTCCTTCGCCGTCTGGCTCAGAAACCGCAAAATCATTTTCTATGTCAACCCTACAATTCACTCGCAACATATCGTTTGTACCTTGCATAGAGAAGGAAAAACCTTCAAGATTCTCATTAATATTGGATAATGTATTAATGAATGAGGATTGGTCTGGGTCTATTATTTGTAGTTGTAATTCAACCAATACAGGGCGTAACCTATAGGCATTATAATTTTGTAAGTCACCAGTTTCAGGTGAACCCCACCAACTTGTCACCGTATTTCTATAAAATGCAAAACTATTATATCCGTCTGTATCTTTTCCTATATTTGTTATTTTTAACCCTTGTAATGGCCACATATCTTTTTTGTCTGGATATAATCTTTGTTGAGCTTCTCTTATAAGGCGTTCACCAACAAAGGACAACATTGGTTTCCCATTAAAAAACTTTCTACTCAGCGAGGTTTTTAAGGCAACAATAGACCCCCAGAATATGGGATGGGGACCACTTACTTTTGAGCTGGCGTTTGTATTTTGACCCGTGCTAGCCTTGTTAGACTCTACCGTCATTTAGTACCTCATAAATTGGTTTTATATAATTAAATTGAGCTGTTCTTAACATATGGTAAAGTAAAAATACAAGGAGAATATAAAATGGTACACGATTTAATAAGAACAGAAACAGTTAAAATTGGTAGTAAGGCCGTCAAACTTGATGGTATTAATGCCTGGAAAATTGGTATAGGTAAACTAGTAGGCAAAGAATTAAAGTCTATTAATGTTTGCAGGGAAGAAAATAGTAATTATATAGAATTAGTGTCTAAAGGGGCATCTTCCTATTATATTTTTCATGATCCTAGCTGTAGTGAGAATGTATATATAGAGTCTATAGTTGGTGACATTAACGATTTGATTGATACACCAATTATTTTGGCAGAAGTATCCTCAAATACTATTGATCCTGCCAAAGGGGAAGACCTTAGTTACATGTGGACCTTCTACAGATTTAGAACGGTTAAGGGTAATGTAGACATAAGGTGGTATGGTGAGTCAAACGGATATTATAGCGAGGAAGTAGATATTGTTGAAATTATGAATCAGTAGACTGAATAAGAAAAGGGGGCCTAGGCCCCCTTTTCTATTGTCAGTAACATATAACCTATTTGGCCGATTGGCAACCACGAGCACGTTGAGCTTTTGTGACTTGCTGACGGTGACGGGAATTTACTTCTTCGCCTTCGTCATAGTCCTCATCGTCCTCATCTTCACCTTCATCTTCCTCATCCTCACCTGCAATAACCGTTGCATCATGTTTTGCAACGATCTCAGCTAATTCACCAGTTTTCAGAGCTGATAAGATTAGCTTCAATGCAGTTTTACGGTCATCTGAATTATACGCGGCTAAGGCAGCTTTAACATATCCTTCTTCCTCTTCATCTTTATCAGAATCATCAGAAGTTTCTACTGTTTCGGGCTGTTCAGTCTTGTCTAATTCAGCGTCCTCAACTTCATTTGTTGATGCGGAAATAGGGGTTACAGTTTCTACTGGTTTTGTCATTTCTAGCAACAATTGTTGTACCTTGAGGAAAAAGTCTCCACTATCAAAGTCAGGCAACTGTTGCCGTACTGCACCGGCTACTTGTTCACAAGCAGGTTTTAATACTTCAAAAACCTTTAGTATGTCAAGTTTGCCGGTGCTTAATGTACGACGGGCCATATCCGTGCCTCCTATTTGGTTTAGGTTTAGCTACGGATTGCTTTAGAAACAGCCGCAATGTTTGTTACAACAATAGAGGTCATTTCAATGAAAGACCAACCACGAGTTGGTTTGGCGATGGGTTGTTGTTGGCCATTGCGTTCTGTTACCTGTGGTTCACCACGAGTAGTGAAGGCACCAGTTTGTTCAGGCTTGGCAGTGACATAAATTTCACCACGGCTTAGAACACGGAAGTTTAGGGCGCGGCGGTGCATATCAGTAATGATTTGAGTACCACCAAGAGTACCAACCATACCGGTACGGACGATTTCCAAGCGAGAAACCGGATCAAACCATGTACCGAAGCTACCATTACCAGTAATGTCAACAATGATGTCTGAAGCCATTAGTAAGGTCTCTGGGCTTACACCACGAGAGCTTACATTGTTCAGCAGTTGTTGGTGGTTGGTGGGGCTATAGGAAGAAGCGAGTATTGTTAGTGCATTACCACCAGGTAATACTACGGCTTTGTCCAGCAGACCCTTTAGATAGCGATCTTCTGCAACCATGATGGCTTCTAACCCTTCAAAGTACTTTTCAGAAAGTACATCAGAAGAGCTTTGTGCCAGTTCTAGTTCTTCTACTTCCACATTGCCGGTAATATAGAATTCCGGTGGGGTGTAAAAGTTATCACGCACGAACTGTGCTTGAACACCAGCGGCAGAGCTTTGAGCAACTGCGTAGCTGTTTTTCATAGCCATGCGTACACGAGCTACGTTGCCTTGAGCAAGTGGGGTTTCCACTAGTAGACGACGCATAAAGCCTTCACGGTTGGCTTGTTGTTGGATTGTAGTAGCAATATCACTACCTAGTGACTGCCATTTACCACTAACTTGATCGCTGTAATAAGCATCAATAAGATGCTGGCGAGCTTCTAGCTTTTCGGCGGCAGTTACCACAGTGCGTTGATCACCGTGCATATTAATCTTACCGTCTTGAACGGCATTAGCTAGTGTTACTAGCAGGTTAGTAAGCTCACTCTTGGAAGAGGCATTGAACTCACCATTAGACGCTACTAGTGCCTCACGACTATTTAGGCCAAGGTCACTCTTCCGCGCAGTAGAAGCAGCAATAGCAAAAGGTTTAGCCATTGTGTATTTCCTTTCTATTTATAATTACTTGACCAAGACCAAGAGGCTTGGGTTATCAACTGACGGCGCACGTAGAATAAATACGTTTGCTGACAGAGAAGTACCAGATCCACCGAGGGAGAATCTACCAGAGGCACCTAGTCTAACTGCACCACCAGCAGCCCAGTTAGATGCGGCATCAAATTCAGTGGTAGCAATTTGCCCACGAATTACAACACCAGTGCTGGTTAGAGCATCAGTAGCCTGTACAGTGGAGGGCTGTCGGGAATCACCATAAAGCGCAACAGATTCAGCAACAGTTAAATCTGTGCGGTAAGTTACCGTCAGGGTTTCACCGTTTTGAGCGGTATTTAGGTCTAGCTTGGATGCATCAGAGGCATTTACCTTGACTTCACCAGAGCTTGGTGAACCAGTTACACCAGTTAGTGCGCCGGTGGTAGAGGCCACGGCATAAATGGTGGTAGCATTACCAGAAACGGCACGGCTTAGTTGTGCAGAACCAGCAGCAACAGCAATACCTGTTTCCACCATAACACGAGTAGTTTGAGGAGCATATGCGTTTAGAGCAATACCCCCAAACACTTCGCTAGAACCACCAGCGGTGGGTTTTACTTTAGCTACACCGCTTTCATACACAATTTGAAGGGGAGTACCTTCGTAAATGTGGGAAGTAGAGGCCGCAATTGGCAACTCTAGGGTGTCAAGAAAGCGGCTTTCATTACTGAGAATCATAATTATATTCCTTTTATGATTGATTAATTACCACCACTGATAGAAGCTAAAAACTTCTTAGTTACCGAGGGTGATTGGTTTGTTGATGCAGTCGCCACAATTTGTGGAGTTGTGCTAACAGAAGCCACGGCCACAGAACCGTTAGCTAGTTTATTACTAAGGATGCTTGCCACTGTTCTAGCCGAGCTGTAAGGAGCATCCTCAATAGTAGAAGCCAATACATTCATAGCCTCTACAGAGCGGTTGCGAAGTTCAGCAACCTTACTCATAACCTCTTCTACCATTTCTGGAGCAGCCTCATCGTATGCCTCATCAATGATTTCATCGGCGTCTTCTACACCAGCTTGAGCAAGTTTTGCTTTTAGCACAGAGCGAAGAGGATTGCGCATTTTTAGCAGACCTTTAGTTTGAGCTAGAAGGGCTATTGATAGAGCCTGCGCTGTGGCAGCATCTGTCTCATTGCGTTCTTCTTCAAGCTTATCCTGAGCGTCCTTTACTGCTTCCTCTATTTGTTGTTGAGTTACCTTTTCTACTGGTATTTCAGCAACAAGTGGTTCTACGCCGTACTTCTTTTCTGTTTCTTCGTCAAGTCCGTCCTCTTTAACAGCGGCCAAGAACATTTTGGCAACTGCTTCTGTGGCCCAAATTTGACGAATTTCAGAAGATGCCAACGCTGGATTAAGCTTGGCAACAGGCTGGCCATTTACAAACATGTAAAGGTACCCGCCTTCCAGAGAACTAGCAACCAGTTCTAGTGAGGACTGGCCACTTAGCTTTTCTTTTGCCATTAGCTTATACAGGTTAACACGAGTAGAACTCATAACCTTTTCATGATCTTCTTCATCTTCCTCAGAATCATCCTCGTCAGACTCGTCAGCAGCGGTTTCTTCCACTTCCACTTCTTCATCTTCCTCAGAATCATCTTCTTCGTCAGATTCATCGGCGGCTACGGTTTCTTCGTCCTCTACAGAATCATCTTCTTCGTCAGATTCATCAGCAGCGGTTTCTTCTACTTCTTCATCTTCCCCAGAATCCTCGTCAGTTTCGGCGGTGGCCTCTTTATCGTCATCCACCACTTCCACTTCGTCATCATCAGTAGCGGCTTCTTCCACTTCCTCATCGTCCTCGTTAGCAGCAGCTTGCTTTAGAATACCAAATTTTGGACGTGCTGTAGTCTTTTCAGACTCAGTCCATCCACTCTTTAGCTCATCAGCTTCGTCAGCCTCATCAGCGTCGGTAAGCTCTACTGCTTCATCAGCACTAAGGGTTTTTTCAATAAGGGTTTCGTCGTCCTCATTGACCTTATCTGCTTTAGATGCGGTTGCGGGAGCAAGCTTTTGCTTAGGCAGTTTATCGTCCTGCTTTGCCATTACTATGGCTCCTTTTTAAGTTGATCTTATCGTGTAACCATATTACACAGTCGTTCACGTGAACTCTGGTATAATACCGCGTTCATATAAAATTATATCAAAAATGTTTTAAAATTTATGAAAAATGTTTTAAAAAATATCAATAAATATATGTTATAGGATGGCGAACAATTTATTATGTGAAACGTAAAGTTATTTCACAATAACAAATAGGAAAGGACATAAAAAATGGCAAATAGACGACCTGCTAATAGAAATCATGCGGATAGTATTTCATACGGCTGTTCCCCAGAGGCCGTTAAAGAAGTATTTACTCAGGTAAACTCGCTAGACCAGGATTCATTCGTGGAAGGTCTAATAGCTTTGTCTAAGAGAACCGATGTAGTGCGTATATTTTTACCTGGTGTAAGCCTTGTAGGAAAAGTAGAAGTATCAAAAGATAAAAAATCGGCATTGATATACGACGATAATAAGGTAACTACTGTACAAATTAGCAACATTAGTTCGTATTCATGATTACATCTTGGGCAACATTGGATATAGAGACCTATTTTAATTTAGGTTCAAAACAAAAATTAGGTATATATATTGAAATGCTAAATGTATTACCTCAATACCCTAAGGAAATAGATAGAAATAGACTTATGTTACCAACAAGTAGTTGGACACTAGAACATTATAATAATTACTTAGAAGCAAATAAATTTTGTGAAGGACAAATGAAATTTACAGCCGATAAGGTAGAGATACCAATATCTCCGGTACTACTACTTAATTTAGTGTGTTCTAATGTTTGTCACCAAACTGGTTTAATACACTAGTTTAAGTGAAAAAGGGGGCCAAATTGGCCCCCTTTTTTAGTCTTTAAGTTTGGTAAAGTAATTGTAGTAAATAAAAGAAAGGAATAGTTAAATGGAGCCGCGTCCACAATCTATTATGACTCTACAAAAATATTATCAAATGTTAGGAAGTGAACCAGACCATACGCTTGTTAAGATTATTGATGTTGATGATGTAATGGAGAGCTATAATGAGAATTATACTATTGATAGCCTCATTATGCGCGGTAAGTTAAAATCCACTGAACATAGACAATTGCATACTTTAATTTTGCGTTCGGGTGATCTTATCCGCATTATGAAAAATAGGAATAATCCTTGTTTGGGTACGTATAAGTTAATACCTTAGTGGCAGCATAACCCATGAATACTATTCAGATAAGTTTATTACAAGATACTCTCTATATAGAGAAGAGCATTATACATGAGAACGTGCTTAATTACATAATAAAATATTGTGGCCCTAATAAAGTGTGTTTAGACAGGGTAACTATACTCTCAGATAATCATGAGAGGGATAAACACTTGTGGTATAGAGCTATGCCAATACCCACTATAAACCTGATGCACGGTATTAAATGTGAATATGACTTAAAATCTGTTGGTGTAGAGCGTGTCTATTCAGGTATGGACCCCTCTCACTTATGCGTGTATAATAGTATGTTACCTATGAGTTTACTAAGAGCCATAATACGCAAGTTTAGTTTAAAGTATGTTCTTATAAAAGAATCAAGACTTGTTATTAACAAATCATTTAAGACAGATCCTAACCTTACCCTTATAAAAACTCTGAATAGATATTTGTGCGTGAGCAACTTAAAGGTGTTAGGTATTCAGGTGTTTAAACAAACAGAGAACGGTTATGACGTACTCTACAAAATATAAAGGAGAAACCCTATGAGCGACATAATAAAAATTTTAAAAGAAGCCGCAAACTACGCACAAAGTCTGAAAGACTATGTATGTACAATATCATTAGAAACCGACCACTTTCTTATTAGACTATCGCGCAAAGGACTCTCTATTGTTTCCTATTGTGAACGGCGCGTTTTATATTCTGTAATTGATATTATTAATATTAATCCTCTTATAGAAGAAATAAATCAGTGCATTAAATATATGTGTAGTATCACTAATGAACCCCTTGATAACCCATTAGACAAGTCGCCCAAACAGTCTAAGGATGCTTACACCGGAGGCAAAGGAGACTATTTAAAGTATGGTGACGCAGTATTTAGACTTAACTCTTGCAGTAACTTTAGCGCGGCAGCTCCCACTGATGGTAGGGGCCTATACCTAAATGGTGCCTTTTGTTTTAAAAGAACATATACAGATAGACCGGCCACATTTGATAATGTAGACTTCGGACCTGTGCAGCTCCTAATAAGAGAGATCGTAGAGGCTGAGAATGAGCTTGGTAGGTTCCTAGGTTTTCCATTAGATCCGGACGAAAACGGTAATCCTGTAGGCCCTAATCGTTGTGTTGGGGAACATTCCTTAATTACTTTAGTAAAAACAGTTATTGATGAATATAATAATTTGGCCCTTGCCTCTAAAAAATTCTTTCATTACGAAAATCTATGGATTGGAGATGTATCTACGACAGAAGATAAAAGGGTTAAGCACGGTAAGAAATCACAAGAGGCCTTAGAAAAGTTAAAGCACCTTATAAAAGGTTATGAAGATAGATTACAAGTAGAAATACCTATTAACGATGAAAATATAGTACCCGCCACTACAAACGGCCTTAGCAATAAAGGCGAATCATACACTACGGTTGATGTTAATGGTTTGTATGTTTTGAGTAAACCCTATATTGTATGTGCTGCTATCAAGTGCGGGAATATAGTAATAACCGGGGCCAGACACTATGATTTATTAATGCGTAGTACTATGAAACAGATATTTGGTGATGATACGTCCAAGTATCCCACCTTTGAGCAGGGGTTTATAGATCAATATGGTAAGTTTTACGATAGGCATGAAGCGTATAAACTAGCAAAAGAAAATGGTCAAATACGAAAAGAGTTTGCTACCAGTACAATAGATATGCTGTTTAGCGAACACCTGTACTGAGAAAATACGGGTGTGCTCATTAGTTTGGGGCATGACTGCTCACGTACACAAGGCCGACATAGTGTAATTAATATTGATGGATGAGGGCTATGAATAAGCAAAAGATAAATTCTTTAGAAATAACTAGTAAGACAACGCGTAAAGGTATATCCATTTCTCATATTGAGATGTTTCCTAGTAAAATGACTGGAATTAGGTGGGAAATTAAAAATATATGGTATCACCTTTTTAATAAAACTAAACGTCCCTATTACTTTAGATATGCTTTCCTCAATATATTTTATATAATTATAGGGCGCACTATTCATGAGAGCTTTTATCAGCAGATAAAAGATTCAACACCTACCGTAGAAATATTTAATAATAAATTTATTAACCACGATAAGGAGGGAGGGATACATTTGATTTCATCAGTAAAAGATAAAGACATTGAGATTTTCTCCTTTGAACCAGAAGAGGGTGTAGATTATGTAGGTATGATTGCTCCCTATAAGTATAAAAAACATTATTAGGAGAATTAATATGCTGTGTGTAGGAGGCCCGTGGGATGGTAGTTCTATTAGCTTAACGACCCACAAAAACGAAGTAGTTAATAACTTCTATGTAGAATATGATTTGGGAGAATATAAAATATTAGTATTTAAAGATATGCCTAAAGAGGAGATATTTGAAAGACTTATTAGGTTTTATAGCCCTAAATCCGAGCCTTCTAAGTCATATAAAGGACATGGCAATGCCATAGAACAAAAGCATAACATGGCGCTTTTATATGATTTTGATAAACAATATAAAAAGATACTCAACGAAATAGGTATGGATGATAAGGGATTTATTGGATCTCATAAGTTAGAGGCCAATATAAGCGTTTCTTGTATTAATAATAAGAAGGAATATAAATTAGTAGGACTTGATGTAAACCAATTATTGGGCTGTGGTTGTTGGAGTGGCATTATATTGGAAATTGAAGAAGTTTAAGTTTGGAAATTAGATATGGTTAGAATAGCCGTTCAAAAAATAATTGAGCACATTGATATATTTAGTGTAGGATTTAGGATTTATGGTAGGCTAAGTACATCAGAGAATAAAATAAAAAAAGCAGTTATAGACTGTGTTGCTAATAATAAAGTAGAGCCAAGATATGGAACAACTAACGATATTGAAAGAATAGCGCATTTCGTTATTAATGAGGATAATACGCCTATTGATATAGATGTAGGTTGTCCTTCTCTAGGATTATTCGGAGTGCAAATTCAGGACGGGTGTCATAGGTTAGCTGCTGCTGTGATATCTGGTAAAACACACATAAATGTCTCAATAGCTGGTGAGCTTGAATACGCATATCAGATATTCGGTACTAGATGTGAGGAAATAGTGTTTTTAGGTAGTTCTACAAGCAATAAGGCGTAATGTCACTATGATTTTTAGTATACCAACCCCAGTGATTCCCACCGATGAGGAGATGATTATATCAGCTAAAAAATGGTACTCGTCTCTAAAACCCCATGTATTTAATAACTGGTGTAGAGAGCTAGTTGATATAACCCTACCGTTTAGTAGGGCAGAAATAGATGGTACGGTAGCCATAAACGTCTATGACTGTAAGACCGAAGGATTTAACGAAATTTTAAAGGGAGTTGAGCAAGCCATAAGTAGCATTGATTCTAAAGAGGGTTTCTTTATTAAGTTAGACTCAAGAAGCCCTAAGGATGCTTGCAAAGCCGATAAATTTGGTAAACCTTTGCCATTCATGACGGCAGAGGAAGCGGCTAGTGCCATTGCATCTTCTGAAAGGTGTTTAGACGACATGTGCTTATTGATGAGGCTAGGCCCTGTAGGTATTGTAGCGCGCCCTTTCATAAAGTGGAATCCTTGGGATGAGTGGAGAGTTTTGGTTGGTGATGGAAAAGTAAGTATTAGTCAGTATTATTATCACAGTGTATTTGAAGAACTGTTATGCGATAATTCTGCAAAGGAAAAGGTTATAAGAGATTTCATAGATAATAAAGTAAGACCCCATATAGGTGTTGATGAATTTGTTGCAGACGTGGTATTTATTGACAACAAGATATGGCTATTGGAAACCAACCCGTGGGGGAAGAGCGATCCATGTTTATTTAAATCCTATGATAAATTAGACGGTAGTATGCTGGTTGAAATAGGTATGCCCCTTGACCTTTCAGGAAAGTAAAGTGATGAAGCATGAACACACTATATATTATTGGACGTTGATAATAATGAACGCTAACCGATTCATTAATAGGCTATTAGATAAAGGGGGTTGCCAATCCTATTATTCATTTTGGTGATGAAGGAGTGGATTGTAGGCATTACGCGCAAGAAAAGTGGGGCAAATAATGAAACCTCCACGAAAATATTTAATTTCTCGGTAATTAATCATTACTAAAAACATAGGACTACTGTTATGATTTCTAAGTATGAGATAGACGTAGCTGTTAAGCACACCGTAGACGAGGTATTTAGGTCATTAGTGCACACAGGTGAATTGGTCACTGCGCCTTCCGGGGTAAAAGTACTATACCCTGATAGGTCTGTGATTACCAAAATAATTAATGATAACCTAGTTAGTATAATTGACAATATGGTGAAGGAAAATACCAAGTTAAGTAAAACAGTAGACTGGTATAGGCTACCTGATAATGCCAGATTGGCCTTGTATCTTGAAAGCCTATTCAAAAAGGCTGTTAAATTCATAAGGAGTAAGTGGCAGGGTGAACAATGAGCAACAAGTATATTTGGGAAAAAACCATTTCCACTATCGCGTGTGGTATGTGCCTATGTAAATAGTAAGTATGCATCATACTTATATTGTACAGGTAGAAGTCTTTAAAGTTGTAGAAATTAATGATCAACTAATTAATAGGAAGGGGAAAGTATGTATCATATAGAAGTGCTGAAAGAGCATGGCAATTACTTCGGTGAGTGGGCTGATATAAGTATTGTTAGGAAAGACGGTAGTAGAGTGGCATATTATACTGTACCAGCAGCTTCTAAGAACGCTTTCTTATACTATAGAAGTGAGGCACAGGATTATGCAATTATATGTATGCGAGAAGAACCACAAAATTCGGGGGTGTGTATTATAAGGTTGAGTGACCTCGTTGTTTATAATCTCATAACACCTTTTGTATTAAGGGACGTGTGGATTCCAAAATATAGGGTATTTGAATATTATTATCATAGGAATGATACTAGACTATATGAGGCAGAGTTTAACAACTCATACAAATACCATGAGATTGGTACTAACGAGTCGGACGCTACTAGGCGGGTATCATCAGAAGGTTATCTGCCTATAGTTTTTATGGAGGGGTACTGTGGTGCAACGAATTATCTGAATATGGCCAACGTCAATACTCCTGAAAACCCGATTAACTATACTATTCCGCTACCTGATGGCTACCATTTACCTAACTTAGTCAAAACCGCTGGCTTTAATGCTATTGACCCTGTGACTTTTACGGGTAAAGTGAATAGAGTTAATATTAGTCTTAATCTACCTGTGGTCACTGATGGTATACGTATGGGGATATCTGGGGTTATAGGTAAGGACTCAAGGTGAATGTAATGGCCATATATTAGGCTGTTAGGTTGTAATTAATAAAGGGCAGAATTATGATAAAAGACAAAAAGTTCAATGAAGACGTCACGTATATACCACCAAAACTCCCTAGGACCGTTATGACTTTTTTAAAGTCCTTACCAAATCACGAAATCCTCATTAATGAAAGTGGTAATCCTATCATTGTTAAACCTAGCAGTGCTGCTCTGAATAGATTAGCTCTCGTCGTAAAGGAAATTGATAAATTAAGATCCGACCTTGATCTTGATAGTGATAGAATAAGTTTGCTATCGGTTTGTAGAAAGCCTAGCCTCCTACTACGTATATTGCATAGAGGATACGAGAGACTAACTTTTAAAGAAATAAAAGAGAAATTTATAATAGACGCTAAAATGCAAGCACTTGAAGAACTAAAAACACGCATATTACGTCTATATCCTGAGGCACAAAATATAGGGTTAAAAGCGGTAAAAGCAAAGCCTACCACTTACTTTAAAACACGCGGAGGTTTCATCGCCTTAGTTGCTGGTATAGCCCCTCATAATATGAATACAGGTGATGATAGGGATGCGGTAGGCTGGATAATTAGAGACGAGCTTAATAATAGGCTATGGCCATGTCCCGTTATAACATGGAGGTACAATGGTATGTACGAGCCCTTTGGCTGTGAAAGTAAGTATGATTTAATTGAAGAATTACCAAATTTTAGTGACAAGTTAAGAACATATAATTAACCTTAATTAAAGGATTGATCAAGTGATATTGGGAAAAACCAATAAGGATTGGCATGAATCTAAACTAGAGGGTGCATGGAAATACGCATGGCTACCTGTAATATTAGAGGATGGAAGGTGGGCATGGCTACAGAAGGTATATAAATACTGTGATTATTTGCCTCCCAAATTTATTAGTAGGATTGTTGTAGGAGGATATGAGACTAAGTATTCCTTAACAAAAAAGAAAGGGACTGATTATACTATTACTAGGTCCAAATTACCAAGACCAGCAAAGCCAGCAGTATTATAAGTTAGGGGGCCGATGGCCCCCTACTTTTTAGTCTTGATTGATACGATCATTTTCTTTATTTTTATTTTATCGGGATCTGCTTGAAGCAGCATACGGAAAAGTATTCTCTTTTCTTTTTTACCTGATTTCTTCCAGAGCTTTTTATGTTCATGCTTCCTCCATGCTACTTTGAATTAAGGTTGCCACGAATTTAGCTTCTGCATCTATACCGTAGTATAGTTCGCCCTTTAATCCCTCATCTGTTTTCGTAATAGTACATATTCCGTCACCATATATGTGGTGGGTACCTAATACTACTACGGTTGATTCATTTACCTGATTAATGTTTGCAATGTACGTAAAGCACCTTGCTAATGTTTCATTTGCACGGTCACTCATTGGAGTCCTCCGATAAACCGTGGTCATAATAACACTTTACGAGACTAAAAAAGGGGGCCTTAGGCCCCCTTTTTCTTAGCATTTATTGTATGGTAATTTCTTTTAGATCAACTTTGTTGCACTCGTACTCATGTGAATCGTCGTTTAACTGTCGTTCAACATTTTTGGGTAAATCAAGTCTCCAACATTCTTTATCTACTAAGTCTGAGTCCGAAGGACTTGGGTCCAAAGCTCTCAATAGAATTGACTTAATCACTTCCTTGTAGACATTAATCGGATATGCTTTCTTTCCTATTTTCATATCGCAACTGACCGTAAATTTTACTTTCTTAATGTATTCCTTAATCTTCTTTTTAGGATACGTCAGTCCAAACCACTTACCACCGAAATTACCTACGCTATCTATAGTGGAGGATTTTCCATTCAGAGCACTGAATATCTTTTGTATAGCTTTGACCGATTCCTTATAGGCTCCAGGCCCTTCCTTATCACCTAACTTCCACATTACACGAAATCTATCGGGTAGTACATTTAAATTCCCCTCTAGTTTTCCATCAATATGAATAGAAACGTGGGCATATTCAGGATTATGTGATCTGGTAGATGAGCCGCCCATCATAGTTATCTCTTCTAGGGGATGCCCATTTAGTTTAGTTCCCTTACTAAACTTTCTACGCATAGTGCCATAAAGATCCCCATTACTGGTCCACCCTTTCAACTTCACTTCCTTGAAAATGTAGTTTTGTTTTTTGGGTGCTTTTAATATAGCCATGCCCTTATCCTTCTTTTTACGATTTAAGTATCACACCATTGTCATACTTGAATACAATATAGCATAAATTTTAGCTTATGAAAAGCATTAAATTTAGCAGCTAATAAGCCAATTATATTGTATACATGAAAATGTTGCATACATAAAAAAGGGGGGCCTACAGGCCCCCCTTTTTTTCAGTTTCTACTAGGCGTAGGTGTAAACGCGAATTTCCCCGCGACCACCATCACCGCCTTTACCAGATGCAAAGGCAGCGCGTGCTGCACCACCCCCGCCGCCACCCCCACCCGCAGTGCCACCTGCACCTCCAGCACCACCAGCAGCACCGCCACCA